GAATCTAATTGCGGAACTTGTGAAACTGTATGTGGTGCTGGTCAAGAGTGTTGCTCTGGTGTTTGTAAATCAGTACAAACAGATGAATCTAATTGCGGAACATGTGGTAACGCTTGTGCTGCTGGCGAACTATGTTGTTCTGGTGTTTGTAAATCAGTACAAACAGATGAATCTAATTGCGGAACTTGTGAAACTGTATGTGGTGCTGGTCAAGAGTGTTGCTCTGGTGTTTGTAAATCAGTACAAACAGATGAATCTAATTGCGGAACATGTGGCAACGCTTGTGCTGCTGGCGAACTATGTTGTGGTGGTGTTTGTAAAATTGTACAAACAGACGAAGCAAACTGCGGAACTTGTGGTAACGCTTGTGCTGCTGGTCAAGAGTGTTGCGATGGTGTCTGCAAAGCACTTCAAACAGATGAAGCTAATTGCGGAGCTTGCGGTAACGCTTGTAGTGCTGGCGAAGAATGTTGTTCTGGTGTTTGTAAAGCACTCCAAACAGATGAAGCTAATTGCGGAACATGTGAAACTATATGTGGTGCTGGTCAAGAATGTTGCTCTGGTGTTTGTAAATCAGTACAAACAGATGAAGAAAATTGCGGAAATTGTGGAACTGTATGTGCTGCTGGTCAAGAATGTTGCGGTGGTATTTGCACAGCCGTACAAACAGATGAAGCTAGTTGTGGAGGTTGCGGAATAGAGTGTGCTGCTGGCTACACCTGTTGTTCTGGTGTTTGTAGAAACACAGCAACCGATCTCAGCAATTGTGGAACATGCGGAAGCTCTTGTAGCGGAACATGTTGCAACGGCTTTTGCAAAGCGACATATGAGGATGAATTAAATTGTGGTGATTGCGGAATAGAATGTGCTGTTGGCGAAACATGTTGCTCTGGTGTTTGTAAAGCCGTACAAACAGATGAAGCAAACTGTGGAACTTGTGGAAACACTTGTGCTGCTGGTTACACATGTTGTTCTGGTGTTTGCAAAGCATTACAAACAGATGAAGCTAACTGTGGAACTTGTGGAACTGTATGTGCTGCTGGCTACACATGTTGCGATGGTGTCTGCAAAGCACTTCAAACAGATGAAGCAAACTGCGGAACTTGCGGAAACGCTTGTGCTGCTGGAGAAACTTGTTGCTCTGGTGTTTGTGCAAATACAGAAACAAGTTCATCTAATTGTGGATCTTGCGGAAATGCATGTCCAGCTGGCGAAACTTGCGAAGAAGGAATTTGTTATCTGCCTCCACTAACGGTAAAATTAGTTTTCCGTGCTTTCGTATGTGCAAGTGATTTTTCAAATCTTCCAAATGAACTTCCTGCTGGATCTAGAAGTGTTAATTTCACAATCACTGTTGGTGGAACTACTTTTGCCAGTGGTTCTGTTTCAAACATTGGACCCGGAGGAGTTGCAGCAACCTTAGCATCAATTACGATTCCAACAGGAACATCATTTAATATAAATATAAGTGGGTATGCTGGGTCGGCAATTATTGGTAGCACTAGAGCATCTGGTCAAATGACTTATACTGGTGCTGTTAAAACTGCAGATAATAATGCATGTTAAAAAAACAGGCTTGATTTTCAAGCCTGTTTTTTTTCTTTAATTTAGAATTTTTTCTATTCTTTGTAGGATACCCATCGGTTACGAACGAATAAAAGATTTGCAAAAAACCCACAAAAGGCAGAAATCAGATTTCCAGCAAATGGAACATATAGTTCACCTACCGGATTGAGCAAAAATGAGATTCCTAAAGAAAACCAAAAACTGCTGCATTCATGGCAAAGCATTGGAACATTAACATATGGTATCTTAGCTACCAAGTTTCTAAATGGTCGTGCAACATCGGTGTCGGACCAAGCGTATGCGACACCGAGACATGCAACTAGATAAATTAAAAATATCATAGGAAATAAACCCACATATAATCGAACTCTCGAACAACCGAGAAGCTTCTAAAAGTTTTTCCGGTAATAGTCTTGTTGAAATTAGCCCAAGCTTCATCACCAAGCTGCACCTTGAAAACCTTACCATTAATTGCGTTATTTACTCTTTTTAGCTTAATGGCTTCAAGTTCTTTAACTATCGCAGCTTTATCCTTGTAGTACTTTTCCAAAATGTTCGGATCAGCAGCTACTTTGTCGGAAAAAAACTTGCCAACCTTTCCTCTGCATGAGCAGTTTGGGTTGGTTTTTAATGTTGTTAGGTCGGCAAGAATATCTGGAAATTCCGCCTTTAGTTCAGCGAATAAGGTTTCATCCTTGATGATCATATAGATGAGATCTGGCATCGTGCCGAGATCTACAGTGATTGTAGTTTCCATAAAATTAATATAGTTTTATTGTTTTATTTTTTTGATTTTTAAAAATATTTTTTTACAAATCAAAACAAATAGATCTACCGCCTCTAGCCTCAGACATGAATCGACTAAACAAAAGACCTTCATATACTGGATCGACATCAGTGATTCCAAGGCAATAACAAACCAAAGATCCACAAGCACTTCCTCTTCCGGGTCCTACAGCTTGAGTTCCATCACCACCGATATTTTCTCTACACCATTTTCTTGCTTCGTCAGTCATCATCTTTTGAATAAGAAAATATGTACTAAAACCTTTGCGAGTTATAAGGCTCAACTCTTCAATTATTCTATTTTTATATTCTGTAGTCATTGGCAAATTACGATGTTTAAATCCTCTCAAGACTTCATCCTTAAGCCTTTGGTCACAATCTGGAAATATAGGTAGTTTCAGACTTCTATCTAATTCGACACCTTTTGCTTTACGACAAATCTCTACTGTATTCTTTTTAGCTTCGCAAAAAATTTCATAAGGAATAATATCTTTATAATCACTCAGCCACTTTTCATTAAGTTCTTCCTCAGATTTCATCCATAGATTAGCATCCTGCAATTCGAAGAAATCCTGCATTGAATCTTCTTTCATTGCCCTTTGAATTTCTTTTAATGTTCTGTTGGTCTGAACCATCAACATAAGTCTTTGCAAGTGACTATCTTCTTTACGGCAATAATGACAATCTTGCGTAAGAATAATCTTCAATCCAAATTTTTGCTTTGCTTTAACAATAAAAGCGTCATAAGGTTTTTGTTTAACAAAATCTAAAAGCATAATTTCAAGCAGATAATTTTCTTTACCAAACATCTGAATGTATCGTTCTATCATTTGAAATCCAGCTTCTTCTCCGCCAGCATCAAATGCTCTGCCAACTTCGCTGTTATAGCAACAACTTGTAAAAAATAAGCCTTCTTTATGCTTCTCAAGTTGTTCGTAATTTACTCTTGGCTTTCTATAAAATCCTTTCGTCCAACCCCAAGATGTCAAACGAACAAGATTTTTATATCCAGTTTCATTATATGCTATGGCTAATAAGTGTGGACTTGCTCTCAGTTCCAATAATTCACTTGGAGAGAGAGATTCAGAAAATTTTTGCATGTCCGACAAAGAAGAGGATTGTGGTTGCAATCTATTTACATAAAGTTCCGCAGCGAATATGGGAGAAAGTTTATTTTTCCCATATTTATCACATATCTTTTCGCATGCTTTGATTTGTCTGGGAACTGCTCCCAACATGCCATGATCACTAATTGTAAGAAAATTTTGATTTATTTCTGTAGCACGAACCGAATATTCTTCGCATGTTCCAAGCCCATCGAGGACGGAAAAGTCGGAGTAACTAATGAAGGTGGAGATGTTCAAAACCAACAATCTCCACCTTCATTGTTACTCCTTTCGTAAATGTCATTGTTCAATCTCTTTGTTTAGTTTGAAGCCAAATTAAAAATTCTTGCTTATCGTACTTTGCATTTTTACGACAATTCTCAGAAGCTGAAATTGGTCGTAAATTTTCCAAACAATTGATCAAAGACAAATCCCAAATCTTATGATCTGAAAACGCCTTGATTGGGAAAATATGGTCAATATGCCACTTTCCATTTTTTACCTTTTCATAATTCTCATGATTGATTATATGATTTTGCAATTCTTTATAATCATAGCCAAGTAAAGCTGAAGTTTTAGACTTTTTTACTCTGCCAGTAACCGCCAAACTCATACTCAATAATTTATACGATCTCTGTCGAAATATCAAGTCCATTTTAAATTTCTCTCGATCATCAACCCATTCATAATGATTTTCTCCAGATCGTTTGGCAATTCCGCAATCCCAACATCTTTTACCTGTTCTGAAATTATTCCAAGAGATCTTTGCTTCTTTGCCACAAGAACAAATATATCGCATATTCTTGGAAGACTTTTCGTATTGATCCAAAAGCGTACAACCAACGGCTGCGAATTCAGATTTTATTTTTTCATGAGAATAAGAGAATCGTTCGCTTATTTTGCGAGAACCGCAATTTTTACATCTATTGCCAGATTTGAAACTATAAAAAACAATTTTAGATTCGTTTCCACAAGAACAACGATACCTCATTGGTGTGCGAGCATTGATATAAGTATCTTCTAATAATTTGCAACCATTTTTTAAGAAGAAACTTTGAACGAATTGATAGGTAAGTCTTTGACTTGAATATTTCATAAAACCTCCAATATATTTAGTTGGAGGCTTCACAATTATTTCAATCTTTTAGACGGTTCTGCAGAATTAAAAGTTATTTCTTAATTGATGCCTTTGTAGGTTCTTCAGACTGTATTTTTTTCCATTTTTCAAATTCATCAGATAAAGCTTGAGCTTGAGCTTCAAGTTCTTTTAATTTTACCTGTGTTTTTTCATAATACTCTTTTAATTGTTGTTTAATCTGTTTTTTCTCATTGTGAATTTCAGAAACTCGCTGAGAAAAAGTGACAAATTCATCTGATAATAGCCAATCCATAATTTTTTCCTTTATTTCTTTTCTCGAATTCTTACATTAGCAGGATCATTATCGAAACATTCGAATACGACATCAGTACCATCATGACCTTTAGTGGAAAGAAAAACATCATTTCCCCAAATGAATCTTAGACCAACCAATACATCTCGAACATAAGGCTCATGAAGCGGTCTGCCTTCAAATGTATGCTCAAGCATCAGATAGCCCTTACCACGATAATTAGGCTCTGTTAAACGAATATCTGGCAGTCCTCCATTTACATGGCGAGCCATCAACAATTTTTTTATCTTATTGTAATCATGACTTTCAAGAATCGTCTCTCCGCTTGGATAACGCTTATGTTCAAAGTATTCTTGTTCTCGACAGAAATCCTCGGTAAAAAATTCATGTATTAAAGTTAGATCATCGTAATACTTTCTAACTTCAAATATTTTTTCCTTACCAAGCATTGCCTTGGTATCCCATTTTTCTTTCTTGCTAGAATTTGTGCAATCATCCCATTCATTGCCGAATTGACCTTTATCCCAACGATTGCGAATATCGGACAAAAGATTATATCCTAGCTTATAAGGATTGGTGCTATATTTTCCACCAAGAACACCCATCTTGTGTGCAGCGTATTCAATGATTCCAGAATCATGAGTCTTTTGACCCAAGCCGACATAACCCTGTTCTGCCATGATAACATGGTCAGTCATACTATTATGATTCATAAATCCACAAGCCGAATATCGATGACTTGTTTCTACTGTAATGTCATACACTGTATCTTTTCCAATTTTTTCGATAGAAACAATTTCATCTTCAAGTTTTTGATCAATAAACCATTTATGATTGTCAATATACTTCTTTAACTTTTGCTGTTTTCTAGATAATCCAAAACCTATTTGCTCATAATACTTTACCGCTTCCTGTCCGGTTATGCGTACATGCCAACAAGAATCTTTTTGTTTGCGTCTTGTTGATAATATGCAAAAATTCAACAAAACATTTTGTATTTGTCTGGAAAGAACTTCGCTTGCGGTGGAAAGAATGACACCAGCATTCCCCGCATAACCATCACAATCAAAATACGATCTTACAAAAGAAGCGATAACACTCTTGGGCGATTTAAGAATAATTTCTGGTATTTGCTTAATCCTAGCACAGACTCCAGTTTTCATTCCCAAATAAACAAGTAGTTCTTCAAGTTCTTTTGAAGTTACAGAAATTCTATATCGACCATTTTTAGATGTGTCATCCCAACTAGATTTACAATCTATACTAAATAATTTCTTTGTAAGACGAATATAATTATCGGCTTGATCTTTATCTCCAGTTGTTAAGCCAAGAGTTCTCTTGCTTTTAGATATATGACCATCTCCAATCATATATCCAACAAATGAAGCAAATTCTTCATCCATAAAAAAAGGCAAAGATATACATTTCCTTTTATTTCTCATGCATGTCATAGACTGATCATCATATTGCTTGAGCAATTTGTCTAAATTGTCATTTTTTTCTTCACCTTTATAATGATATTTTCTATAAACGACTTGAGACATAGTCACTGATGCTTTTTTACAAATTTGCTTCAATTCTATCCTTTTATTGGGCAATTTATAATCGATTTTTTGATATTTTTTCGTCCAAATATTTGAAAATGATATTTTAACTTTTTCACCTACATTCATTTTATCAAGACGAACCCAATCATTATTACCCATAATTCTATGATTATTTGAACCCTCAAAAACATATCCTCTTCTAGTTTCAATCCTATAAACATCACGATTTTCAAAAGTGAACCAATTTGTAACATTTCTAGATTTTTCACCATCATAAACCATAACAGGCAACTTTTTATCGACAATTTCACCTAATGTCAAAATGCCCATATTTGTAGATACAAGAGAATCTTTTCGTCCGCAAGCCCATCCTTCGTTTAATACTTTGGTTTGTCTCTGTGGGAAAAAATAAATTGATTCTTCATAGATCATAGACATGATATCTTGTTGCCAAGGCTTAAGTGGAGCATTATCACGCAAAAATCCAAATATATCTTTAACTGGTTCTATAAAAAATCCAAGTTCTTCTGCAAGATCCTTATCTTTTACCTTTTCATTTTCTCTTTCTTTGAACTCTTTTGTGTTGATGTAATTATCCATATAAAATCGATCACTATCAACTTTAAGTCTTTTTGGAAATCTATAATTTCTTTTATCAATAATATTTCTATCTTTGATAACTTTTTGATGCCAAGCCGATGCTCCATCAACCAAAGTATCAATGCGAAGTAAATAATCAAGAAATTCAGTAACCTTTTCCTTGCCCCATCTAGCCATATATTTTTTAATACGGCTACTATGATTTGCCATGTTGTTCAACATGTTTGTATCAGTAGCAGAAAAGTGAATATTATTTTTAAAGAAATCATTATGACCAGTGGCGTGAGCGATAACAGTCAGATGATCCAATAATGTGTTGCTATCTAAGCAATAGATGTAACATGGCGATGTGTTATGAGTAATCAATCCATATGCAATAAAATCATGAGCATCATGATCCAATGCAATATCAACAGTTTCGATCTCATCTCCATCAACAACATGCTCAACAACAAATAAAGGATTTGAAATAATATCTTTAATTTCATTTGGAACACTTAATCCTTGATTTTCTGCTCTTTGTACAAATGAAGAAAAAGAATTAATCCCAACTTTTTGTTTCTCGAACATTTTAATTGAATAGCCAAGACTATGGTTGTTATATGTTGTAATGTTTAGATTTTTTGCCCACATAATCAATTGTTGTTGAATATATGGCAACTCCATACCTCCATTACGACAAAATTTTCTATCAAGTAATTTTTTAAGTAATTCTTGCTTATAGTTAAGCACAAAACCTATTCTATTGTAAAATTTATTTTCAGCCCAAATTCCCTTAATTTTAACAACATTAATATATTTTTGATCACCTTTTTTACCCTTGCCATTTTTTAATGTTTTTAAATTAGAAAGAATTCCCATTTCTGAAAGCATAATCTGAACATCATCTGCCAATTTTTTATTGTAGCAACTAAAACCAACATGGTTAACCACATAGCCATCAGTATCGAACAAACCACGAATAAAAGCACATCTATAGGCAGGAGGAGACTTCCAAATAATATCTGGAATTACTTTTTCTTTAAATGTGTTGCCTTTCTTTAAACCAATCGAATTAACAAAATCAACTGCGTTTTTTGAGCATAATGTTACATTGAAACAATTTGGCTTTTCGTAAATATCTGCTCCGATTCCAAATACCTTTTCAAACAAAAATACAACATGTTCTGCGTATGACCTATGTTTTTTACCAACAGCAACAGTCAACATATTTTCAGCCGACTTTACTCCTACTGATCCATCTCCAACCAAAATTCCAAGAAGTTCTGCCAATTCCATAGTAATCTGATTTGGCGGATAAATTTCTTTGACACAATGTCTAATGTTTGGTCTTGTTGATTCAATGACTTGTTTTGATGACCAGTCAATACTTGGTGCATCCCAATTATTTTCATAAGAATCAGTTCCTACAAAAATGTCACCAGAAATAATTTCAGATGTCTTTTTCCAGATCAAACCTTTATCGGAAAGTATACGCCACTTGTGATTTGGCGTACAAACTAATGTCTGACCACCTTTAAGAAAAATTTTCTTGGTTTGAGAAGAATTTTGTTTTTTTATGGCGACAACATTCCTAGTTTCACTACCAACAATAACTTGATCTCCTACCTTCACATCTCCAGCTAGAATTGTACCACGCTTAGTCAAAACCGGAGCGTCAAGTTCACAGCAATTGATAACCATCTCATATATTTTGTGCATTTGATTTTCATATCCACGCTGCAATTCTTCATATTGCATGCCAAATGACCAATGTGGATATCGTACTGGAAAACCACCATACGCTGCTACTTCAGAGATTTCATCGTAGGTAAGAAGTTGCACTACGGTTGGATAAAAGTCCAAACCCCAATCTTTACAAACATTTAAAATTATTTGAGCATATTCTTTTAATTGTTTTGGAAGCTGAACTCCGGGAATTGTGTTGTCGCCAATAAGAAGCGAAGAACCATGCATGAACTTATTAGACATCTTATAAATCCTTAAATTTTACTTTGATTTTTGATTACCCATCAAACTTTTAATTGCATCTAAAATTTGATTATTTCTAATTTCATCATCACGCATATTCGAATCATTAGGATTTCCATTTCCAAAGTTAATTTCGGTGGTACGAATATTATTTTTATCAAGCTCTCCAGTTTCCAATGCCTTATCGACATGATACTTAACACTATTGGTATAGTTATAAGGCAAAATTTGTGTGATCCCGACTAAATTAATATCCTTTTCTGGAAATGATTCTTTTAATGTGTTGATAAATACTTGATTATCATCGCCCCAATTATCTCCATCCGTAAAGTAAAAAACATAAATGTTCCACTTTTGCGGAGGGTATCTATTCTCAAATTGCTTTTGAATAAATTTCAAAGCAGAAGAACAAGTTGTTCCTCCGCCATATCGGTAGTTATAAAACTTTTCTTCATCTACTTCCATGGCAAGAGAATCGTGCCACACAAAAAGTCGATCAACTCTTTTATAAAATTGTCTAATCCAAACATCAATCCACCAAGCCATATCTGATACGATCTCACATTTAGCTTGATCCATCGATCCAGATCCATCACGGGCATAAATGATCAAAGCATTGCTAGAAGGAACTTTAACTTCTTTGTATTGCCTATAACGCTTGTCACGCTTAATTGGCTTGATTGTCTTCATAGGCATGCTAAGACCCGGAACTATTTCAAAATTATTAGCAGTTCCATCTGCACATTGCCTTTTTAAAGCTTCGATAAAAGTTCTTCTATTATGACGCAAAGATTCGGGACCAACCAAAGATATATTATTATATTTGATTTTTACTTCATCGAATGTATCATTTACTTTTGGCTTTAAATTTGGCAATTCCAGTTCATCTTGCATGAACTTCAATACAGTTTCCAAATCAAGACTTACGGTGATTCCTTCACCTTCATCCTGAGTTGCTCCATTGCCTTTTCCTTTTTTGCCCTTATCAATAACATCGCCATCCTTGCCTTTACCTCTGCCGATGCCATTGCCGTTATCACCATAAAGAATTTGAGGAATATCAATTTTTGGAATTGTGATAGAAATTTTACCTCGTTTGCCACGAGATTTTACTATCTGTCCAGATTTGATAAACTTTTTAAGTGCTTTACGAAGTTTGCCTGAGACAACATCTATAAAGTCTTTATGATCTTCTTCAATTCTGCGTGGACACATGTTCTATTATTCCTCGGCTAGATCGCCTCTTGCAAATATAGATCCAACAAAATCTAGAACATCAGTTGCAGATCTTTCGTTATAACCATACTGTTTGATAAGGCGAGTTTTAATCGCATCTATTTTTTCTTGAATATCCTTATCAACCACAGTTGCTCCGCTAACATTGAGTGCGGACAACTTAATGGTATCTTTTACATCTTCAAAAAGCTTTGCTTCTAAAGCTTTTCTCAATTTTGGATTAGAATCCCAACTAAATTGCTTGTGCTTGATTGCAAGGTCGCCAATAAAAGCAGCTATCTGCCTACGGAAATCATCAGCACCCGGTTCTGGTATGTCGATCTTAGATTCAATGGCTCGCATCAATCTTTCATCAGGCTTTCTATCTTGCCCTGTGATTGGATCTTTAATCTTACTTTTGTTGATATACGCCATGATATTATCAATGTAATTAGCACAAAGGCGAATAATCGCATCTTCATCACCAACAAGAGCCTTCTGAACTTCGGCTTTTAAAATTTCAGTCAACTTCTTAACTACTAAATCAATACATGTGATGTATCGACCAACATCATCCTTATTGTTCAACAAAGAACTTCCTTCTAAACCTTCACGAAGCTCATTTAGAACCATGAACATATTTACATAGTCATGATTATTGGCTAGGCAGTTTGAAAGCTTATCTTGAACATAACGAACTGAAACACCACGGGTCATACCCTCATCAGGATACCTATCCTTTAATTCTTTGACTTGCTCTTCTGTCCATCCAGAAAGAAGTTTGCCGTCATAAAGCTCTGCCTTTTCGACTAAGGAAATTTTACCATCCTTATCATCATGAAGTCTGGTTAAAACTGCCCATAGAGCAGCAACTTCAAGTGTGTGTGGTGCGATATGTTGTTTGACCCTATCTACACCATAATCTTTTTCCAAGATTTTAAGTTCTTCGCCCCATCGAAGAGTATAAGGAACATCGATCTTTACAGTCCTGTCACGCAACGCTTCCATATATTGATTGCTTCTAAGCCTTTCGTATTCAGGGCTATTGGTATGACAAAATATTGCCTCATCAATAGAGACTTGTGCAAACTTCTTCGGCTTAATACTTTGCTCTTGGCTTGCTCCCAAGAGATCATATAAAAATGCTTGATCTAACTTCAAAGCTTCTATAAACTCTATAATTCCCCTGTTTCCGACACAAAATTCTCCGTCAAAATTAAAACTTCTTGGGTCAGAGTCGGAACCAAAGGTGCTGATACGACTAAAATTAATATCACCTGTAAGTTCTGTAGAGTCTTGATTTTTTTCATCTTTCGGTTGGAATGTGGCGATACCAACACGATCTGCTTCGCTATATGTTTTTCGAATTACTCGAATATGTTTTTCGAGAACTTTTTCGAGATCTCCATCATACCTAATCAAAAGTTCTTTCATAAAGAACTTGCATCTTGGATCAAGCTCTCCCTCGCACTTCAATGCATATAGTTCATTTCTCTCTTCTGCAGATACAGACTCAGAAAGAACTCGATTCAAATCATCCATAATAGGTTTACGAATTTCTGGAGGAAGCAACTTAAGTGGCTGCTCATGCATTGGGCATTCGTCTTCTTCTTTGACATAAATTCCATCTTGTCCAGTCGGAAGATTTATCCATTTGAAAGTATACCAAGCACCAGCATCGGTTGTGGAATAATTTTCCAATTCTCGCTTGAACAATCTACAGATTGTAGATTTAGAGCTACCTACAGGTCCGTGCAAAAGAAGAATTCTTTTTTCAGTACCAAAATATCCAGCTGCACCTTTGATGAACTTAACCAAAGAATCCTTAGTTGGTGTCAGACCAATGATTGGACATTCCTGATTATCAAAAAAATTATAATGTTTGTATGTCTTTCTGTATTCTTCAACGGCATGACAACCCTTTTCCATAATCATGTCGTAAATCATTTGCCAAGAATTACGAACAAGTCTTGGTTGCTGATAGCACAGATCAATGTATTCGGAAAATGACATTTCTCCGTTAAGAATTTTAAATTTGCTTTGATTGAATCTGCCTATGAATCTTTTAAGTTCGTCCATTTAAATCTCCAATAAAAATCTAGTTAATTAGATCTGCATTATTATAAGGTGAGTTCACAAAATTAAAAAAGACATATAAATGATTATTTTATTTCGCCCCATGAAGAATCACTATCAATATCATTTATTGGACTATATGGTTCTGATCCCATATGGCTATTTTCTTTTGCATTTTTTCTTTGGTCTCGGACACCGCCGGGACGATCAACATTGAAATTATGTCGATAATCATGCCCTTTTGATTCACTATTCCAAACATCTGTTCCTACTGGATTTGTGAAACTAAAACGACAAGTAGTCAATAATTTGTTTTTGGATTTTGATTTACATTTAGGGCAGGAAACTTTTGAATATTTTCCAGTTTTATCGTATTCCGCTACTTCTTCCCATACTTTTGTACATTTCTTGCATTCGAACGCATATGTTGGCATGATATATATTCCTAAATTTCTTGTAGATCTCGCAACTGAAAATATACCTTCGAGATCATGCTTAATTGAGTTTGCAAACTATAAAACTTCCAAAAGAAAGATTTTTCACAGACTTTTATAGATTTAGCAATTAACTTTTGATTCAAAGCCAAATATGTAAGTTCGACACCTTCTTGCTGTAAAGCTTGATCTTCTGCAATCAATTCTTTATATTCTTGCGGTGAAATTGGAGGTTCGTTTGATTCGTCTTCATTCTCTTCGTCATCATAATAATCAAATCGCTTCATTTTTTCTCCTCAACAAACACTATGGAAAACATTACATGCATCTTTCCATATATTTGAAAATCGTCTTTCATTAATAGTAAGCATCACATTGTCATGTTTGGAATAGACACTCAATGGATTCCCAAGTTTATTTATCCATGAATCTGTATTAAAGTTCCCCCACCCAGAAGAATATGAAACAAATCTAGAAAATTTATTTTCTTTGACATTAGCAAATAAATTTTCATTTTTTACAATATCATCAACTTCGTTATACAAAATATAACAATTTTCTTTTTTATAATTTTGCTTTGAACTGATAATGCTTTCTTCATCATCTAATTCTTGCAAGCAAATTATGTCTGGTGATATGACAAGCACGGGATATTTAACATAAGATTTTTTAAGAGCATAGTTCAAGCAAGAGATTGGATTATCATTCTTTGTTATTTCAAATGTAACGCCAAGACGCTTAGTCCAATTAAATAAATTGAATTTCATATCTTTTCGATTACACAATATTGAAATTTTTGCATCTGGAAGATTTTGCTGGAAAGAATACCAACTAAGAAATGTCATCCAATCATGATGCAAAAGATGCGAACAACAAATCAAAACGCTTAGATTTTCACCTGTGTAACTTATCATGATCTAATGGAGTTATTTTTTCTTTTTATTCAAGTGTAAAGGAGAAAAGAGACTAAAAATTGGCTTTGCTGGCTTTACACTTTTAGACATTAATTGTGTGGGAGAATTTGACCCTCTAGAATTGAAGCCATACATCTTCTCATTTAAAAACTGCTGAAAAGTTTTCATTTATTATTTTAGAACTCCAGCTGTAGCTTTACCCTGATCTTTTTGAGCAGCATCCAATTGAGTCTTAATTGTTTTTTGTAATGCTGCTGGATTAAGTGTTACTGGATTTTTAGATTTTAACATTAGATTTTTAACTTCTGTGTCTTTTATGATCTTGTCGGCAATTGCACTTGGATTGTTCCCAATCTTTGGGTCTGCAGAAAGCATCGCTGATTTTCCTTGGATGGCTCCAGAAAGTTGTGCATCAAAATCGCCCTCTTCTGTAATTTTCAACCAATTTTTGAATGAATTCATATTTACTCCTTATAAACATATATATAGAAGAAAGGAATAAAATGAAAAAATGTTGTTTAACTAGAGTTTTGTTTGGTATGATTTTTGGTTTTTTTCTAAGTATTTTCGTAATGTATTCACAACTTTCTGGTGTCAAAAATCAAATTAAACATGATCATAAAACATGTGGCATGTGTGTGTGTGAAAAAAAATGCAATTGTCCTCACGAAAATGACAAATGTAAAAACAAATGTTTGTGTGATTAAATTATTTTTCTGACAATTGAATCGATTATATTTGTTGTTGACAATCCATCGACAAATGGAGCAAAAACAACCTTTCCAGCATAATCTCTGCCAACTACTTCCTTGTCAATATAATCATGACCTTTTACCAAAACCTCTGGATTTAAATGTTTGATAATTTCAATTGGTGTGTCTTCTTCAAAACAAGCGACATAATCAACACACTCTAACGCAGCGAGCATTTGCATTCGATGTTGAATTTTATTCACAGGGCGACCCGGCTTTAACTTCCCAACCGACTCATCACTATTGACAGCAACAAGAAGTTTATCACCTTGCTTTTTAGCAAATTCTAAACTCTCTATATGCCCTGCATGTAAAATATCAAAACATCCATTTGTAACGACCAACTTAAAATCTCTTTTTTTAAATCTTTTGTAATCAACAATTTTGGAAGAACTTCCAATAACTGTTTTTTTAATTGTGTCGATATCTAATGGCTTGTTGTGTTTTTCTGTGACATAAATTAAACCCATAGAAAATGCGAATTCAGCAGCTTCTTCAAGTGGTATGTTGTTGCCCAAGCATAATCCCAAAAATGCAATAAAACAGTCTCCTGCACCAATAACACTATTGGCTTGTTTGTCTGATTTTGGATTCTTATATTCAAAGTAATTTTCATTAAATCCAAAAAACCCACTTCCTTCCGAAGTTATAATTACAGACTTACAATTAGTTTGTTTTATTATTGAATCAATTTGCTTAGGCTTTTCTTTTTCATTGGTAATCGCACAAGCTTCTTGTGTATTTGGTTTTATGAGTGTGCATCCTTTCCACTTTGTAATATCTTTTTTTGGATCAACAATCCTTATGGAGCATGGATGTTTTTCTGCCAAAGAAGAAACAATTGAATTGGCGAATAATCCTTTGTCGTAATCAGAAAATATCAAAACATCAAAATCTTTTGACATGATTTTTTTGCAAAGATTTTCAGAAGCCTCCTGCAATTCATCTTTGTTCATGCCATAATTATTTTTCTCGACATCCCAACGATATGTCGGAAAATCCGAACTATAAAATCTTTTTTTTCTTGGAACCAAATAAGGACTTATACTCACCGATAATGATGTATCAATTTTATTTTTTTGTAAAATTTCATTCGCAGAATCATCTAAGAAAGAACATAGAAATGTATTTTTATTTATATTTTTAAGCTGATATGCAACATTAGCGGCTCCGCCCGGAAGAATTGCACTTGGCATGCATTCCTCTGAATGCATTACTGGAATTGGAAATTCTGGAGATATTTTTCGAACATTTACATTGAAATATTCGTCCAACATAGAATCTCCAACGATTCCAATTTTTAAATTGCTAGAATTAATTGATTCTATAATATTCTTCATATGTGCAGCCCAATAATAGATGTTGCTATTATTTGAGTTACACAATTTATTTTTCTATATTTTTAACAGACAAGCCAAGCATTGCAGCTTTAGTTTTCCACTCTTCCTGTTCCCTTTTATTATCTGTTTTTAAAGAATTCACAGATATTCCTCCCAAGGATGAGACCATTGCATCTACTTCCAATTTGGTCAATCTAATCGCTCCACGATGCTCATGATAGTCCTCCCAAGCTTCAACAGCCCAAGGAACAATAGGTTTGATAAGTTCTAGCATAGCATTTGCAAACACTCTAATCTCCCATTGGGCATGAGCATCGCAACGCAAGGCTAAAAAATGCAAAAGATTATGCAGATCCACTTTCCAATACCACTCTGTATACAAATTGACTGGTAGGAGCATTCTGGCTTGTTCTCTAGCCACACCATTTTGAATTGCTTTTTCGTATTCCTCATATGATTGATTGCAGATAAAATCTATTTTTTCAATGAAGTTAGAAGCATCAACTTCATTTATTGATTCGCCACTTCCTTGTTTATTTACTGATGATTGTTGCCTCACATTTTCAATTTCTGGCTTATAAAATTCATCCTTCATCATTGAATATCTTCCACTGTATTCATTAATGTTAGCGGTTCTATGCCTTACCATTTGTCTGGCTATGAATATGGGCATTTTCACATTGAATTTTATTTCAATCATTTCGAATGGGGTTGTGTGCTTCTGACGAAGCAGGTAACGAATCAATCCTCTATCTTCATTAATGGTCTTAGTTCCATCTCCATAAGAAACTCTAGCAGCTTGAACTATTGCATAATCTGCGGTCTTCCTGTCATCTGGAACAAGTCTTGGCATAACATCAAGAATCGTCACATGACCCTTGTCCAAGCATTTAATTGTTTTTTCTGAAACATTTGTCAAAACATCATGCATGAGATAACTCCAAAATAGTTAAATCTTATTCTATGAGTTATATTATAGAAAAAATAAAGGGAAATGAGAATAGCAATTAGAACCAACCTATGTCTCCCATGACAACATCTGGCAGATTAGGAAACATTTTTAAAATTTTACTTTTTTTCTTTTTTTTTTCTCAAGATCATCAACAGTTATCAAACTTGGTGATTTTCTAGTCACTGTTCCAATGCCAATAGGTCTTGCATAAACAGCCACATCACCAGTCGATGTCATTCCGCCACCCGCAGCTGGTGCTGCTGCTGTTGCGACTTCATTTTGTTTCAACCATTCTTTGAACGATATCATGTTATCCCTCCCATACCTGCATCTGGAGGCATACCACCTGCATCTGCTGGTGGTGGTGCAGGAACCCATGCGGTTGTCAAAAATTTTACAAGTTCGTCACGACTTAAATAATATTTATTTTTATCTGGTGTAGCCCTATTAAGGCTTCCATTTTTAAGAAAACTTCTCGTTCTCTTGTCTGGCTTTAAACGAATATATGCTCCATTTTTAGAAATTGATTCTGGATCGATTTCCCAAGAAGATGCTTTGTATGACATTTCATAATTTGGCTTGCCCATCATAAAATGAGTTGCAACCCAAGGCTCTGAAGTCAAAAGTGAAGATAAATCTTTCCATTTAATTCCAAACTCATCTTCGAGTGTATCAATATAATCATTTCCAACTGGCGTAGATTCACTGCCTTCATCTTCTGATTTTTTCTCAGGAGAAGGGTCCATTTCTTCAATATATTTTTTGAATCCTGCGAAGCTCATATTTCTATATATAATATTACCCGCTAACTTATGAAAAACAATTAATTAAAATAAACTATTGTACTGTTCCATAATAATTTTGTTTTAGGATGGCGTGGATATATAAATATATGATGAACGATATAGAAAATTTTAAAAACACCATGGCAACTTGGGATACATATCTTCTTAAGGAAGATAAGATTCAAAATTTTTTTGATGAAAATGAATTAATTTTCTTTTTTCAAAAAGGTGACAATATCTATGGAGCAAACGAAGATGGCAGATTGACATTTGCCACAATGAATGACAAAAAAGAAGATAAAAGAGTTCGAGACGAAATTAGAGTCCTTGCAATAAATATCGTTAAAAGTATCAATGACGAAAAATCAGAATCAATGTTCAATATGAAAGAAATGAAAAAAATTAAAATTTTAGACAGAGATGAAGCAGAAAAAATTCTGCACAAAAAAATTAAATGACATTGCCATTTCAAAAAAATAATCATGTTCGCAAATATCAATGTTTCGTATGTGGCAGAGCCTATTACGAATATGACGAGTATAGCAAACACATAAAGGATACTCACGAACTTGGTCGTGATTATGTTGTATGCCCACTACAAAGATGTGGTTGTCCAGTCAGAGATCTAAGGCTACATTTTAAATCAAAGCATCCGCATGAAAAAGATATTCCAAAGATAGGACAAATGCGAGCAACAATCTGGAAAGATATTGATAAAAAAAGTGGAAAATTAAAGCAGCAAAAGCCAAAATTTCGTGAAGGTTATTTCATGTCAGGAAAAAATAGAAAAGAAATGCATTATCGAAGTGGCTACGAAGTAGAAGTATATGAACAATTAGAATATTTGCCAGAAGTTATAAAATACGATGTTGAACCATTCAAAGTTGATTATATTTTTGAAGGAGAAAAGCACGAATACAATCCGGATCTTAGTATTTACTTTATGGATGGACATGTAGAAATATGGGAAATAAAGCCAGCCAATCAAACGCAATTGCCAAAAAATCACGCTAAGTGGGCTGCATGTCAACATCACTGCCAAGCAAGAGGTTGGCAGTTTGTAGTTATGACGGAAGTTGGTATAGGAAAACTTAAAAGAAGAGTTGATGAGATAACAAAGTCTTAAAATCTAATCTCCTTTTTCCAATCTAATCGAATCACTATCCTCATGATGCGTAGAAAATTCTATAATTTTAGCTCCATTTTCTCCAGCTATCATTTGATGTCTTAATCCAGTAGGAATATGAAAAGACATTCCTGCTTTTAAAATAATTGATTTTAATTCTTCTCCACCCCATCCATATAACATCTCTATATCATTTTCTAAAATAAATAAAACCTCATCCTTTATAGCATGATAATGGATAGAACATTTCTTTTTTGGATTAAAAAAAAGAATCTTACCACAATATTTTTCGTTATTACATATCCATTGTTCATGTCCCCAACCCTTTGGAACAATAATATTTGGATGTAATGTATAATTAGTTACTGACATTGTACGCCCTCTCAATAAAAGGAATTAATTGGTCTCTAATTTTGTAATGAAGATCGACTATTTCTTTGTCATTTATAAGAAAATAATCATAAAGTTCGCTTCCCTCTGGTGCATTTGGATCATTATGCATGATTTCGCCTTCTTTTTGAGTTTTTAAACACCATTCAATGATTGGTTTTATTTGAGATTCTGAAGGATTGGTATCATTATTGAAATAATTAGGACGATACATGATAACATTGATACCTTCTCGACCACGAATGTTTTTTGCCTCATTGATATATCGACAATCAGAAACAATAAGTTGCTTGCCATTATCTCTTAAGGCTATATCAATCCATATATCGCTTACAATTTGACGAAATCCATCACCAACGAATTGTAACGCCTTGCGGATATTCATTTTCATTCCGGGAGGTGCATCATCAATTCTTTTCCATTTTTCTAGAAAATCTCTATCGACATTGAACGCCCTGCAAAATGTGTCTTTTACAGCGTTTGCAAATGCTCCTCTTTCCCATGTTCCTGTAGTTTGAACACGGTTAAGTTCGATAGCCAAATAATCGGCTGCAGTATCTTTTCCCATAGCTAATTGCGATGCAAAACCAATAATTTTCATAATGAAATCCTCGTTGTTTTAGTAATCATAAATCATTTATAAATTTTTATCAACAGCCAAGTCTGTTTTTTATAACCAATTGTCACTTATAATTTCTTATGATACCTATGAAAAAAATAGAACCAATATGTAAAAATTGTTTGCTTTACAATCATGAAAAAAAAGAATGTAAAGTTGCAGTTCTAATTGATGGCACTGAACATCATCTGCCAGTAGATAAAAATGATAGATGTCATATGGATGAACTTGGGATTGAAGTTCAGCAAGTCAGATGGTGGACAGAAGATAAGGAGGGCAATCCAACAAAAGAAAACGGCATTGTTAAGATTGAATATCCACAGAATTTCTTCGGAAAACAAGAGAATCAATAAGTAATGGCTTGTGAAGGTCCTTTTAAAAATGGTATTGCAGGAGATCCAGTCTGTGGTTGCTCATGCTCAGATTCTAAATGTTGTCCACCACCATGCTGCACTAGTGTTAGTCTTTTTTTTGAAATAGGACCAGCTTATGACGAAGTAGATTATCCCGAAGGATGTAAATGCGAAGATCCAACTCCGCCAGAAGAACCGGCACCATTACTAAGAGAATTATTTGAAAAAGAAAATTGGGAAACTATAAACATTGGATCTCATCTCATACCTTTTCCAAAATTTAAAAAAAAATCAAATAAAAATTCAGATAATTATGTTTTTGCTCTTGGGGGAAGCTGTTCAGTGCCATGCGAAGTGGTAGAAATTCAATTAACTGTTGATAGCTGTTGCATAGAAATAGTAGATGGAACAGAAGGGCAAACAAACTTTGATCCAGATGTGTCGTTAAGAATGGTTGGTGATGGCTTTGTATTTGCCACAAAAATCGATGGTGATTGCGAATTCGATCTAGTAATAAATGGCACAACAATAACAGAAGAAGAAGATAGCGTATTTGTTGCCGATGGAGATCCAATTGTTGTTTCACTTGAGCCAACAGGAATAAATGCAGATTGTTGCACACCCTGCTGGATTGACACTCAATGCACACCAAAGAGCCTTCTTGCTGCAAAGGTATTCTTTAGAGCTAGATCTGTGAAAAAAGGTGCAAAGGGCTATTTAAACATAGCAAAGCTAATGGAAAGAGTAAACAGGTTAAAGCGCAGAAAGTCTTAATGCAACGCTTTTTATTTCTTTGACCAAATCTTCTTTAAGATTCAATATTTTTTTCAATTTGGCATCATCCAATTCGGCAACAGAATCAACATCTTTATATCCCAAATCATATAACTTTGTCGCTCTAACTTTCCCTACATTTGGCAACTGACACAAATTTATAAGATGTGCTGGCACTCCATGTCTAATGCGACTTCCCAAATCCCTTAAAAATGACTCTTGACCCCATTTCCCACTCATAGAATCAAGTGCAATCAATATCTGCTGTATTCTTTCAAATTCGCTTTGCAAACTTCTTTGATATCCAGCCAAAGCCGTTACATACGATCCATTCAACAAATTGAAATAACAAAAGGCAGATTTCTTGATTCCTTCTGTTAAAAATTTATATTCTGAATAAAAATCTTTTTGTAGTCTTTTGTCGAACAAGCTCATTTCTTGTTTTTCTGCAGTGTTGACTATATTTGCTCTATTGGTATCAATTTTTGCCAAAGCCAAAGCAACATGTAAATCAGAGTTTTGTTTTTTTTCCTTAAATAGAAAATAAAAATTTCTACTGTAATCAGCAATGTCAAACGGAGAGTAATAAAAAATGCTTGCTATTTTTCCAACACTAGAAACTTCCAAATTACCATCATCGTTATGAACAATTTTTCTATCGATCATTTCGACAAGCAATTCGCTGATATAAGTCTGATTAAGATTCCTTGCTTGAAAACTAGCCAATGATCTTTCATACCACTTCTTAATATCTGCAACATTTTCAATTGATCTATGATGAATTTCACTCACCAAATGAAATGCGAGATTTCTTGGCTTCTCTAAAAGTTTAGAAGTAATATTCTGTGGAGTATTCAATCTGTCACGATGTCTTTTTGCATTAGAGTTTGGCAATAAGATATAAGCATCGCCACGAGGATCAATTCCTAATCGTCCTGATCTACCGACCATTTGAGTCACATTATAAGTTTCTACTTCATCCTTGCCACGATGAACTCCAAGTATAATCACACGCCTAGCAGGTGTATTCACTCCCCAAGCCAAAGTTGGAGTTGCAACAATAATTCTCAAGCCATCTTTTTTCTTAAATCTTCTTTCTAAATCAATTCTTTTATCTTTATCCAAATCTGCATTATGAAACTCTGAATCAATTGAATTAGCTTTCAATGTACGAGTTATCAAATCGCCAGTTCTTTTTGTGTGTGCAAAAACCAAAAATTTATCATCGGGATAATCGTTTATAATATCCAAAGCTTTGTCAATCTTTGCCTTTTCTTCAATATCATAAGAATAACAATGCTCATCATCGTAGTTTTCATAGTGAATTCCTAAAGGCACTGGTCTATACTCAGAATTCAAAATATAAGTTTTCTTTTTATTGAGTTCACATAACCATTCTGCGATTTGACTCACATTTGGCATAGTTGCAGACAAAAGAACAATCCGACAATTTGGATTAATTTGAGTGAATTTCATCAATCCAACCTCAAGATGTTCGCCTCTTCCGGGAACTGTCAAAAGGTGAGATTCATCAATTACTAAAGTTCCTATTTCTTTCAGATAAGCACTTTTTTCAGAATTGATATTTCTTGCCCTATGGTTGAGCATTTCTGAAGTCATAATGATTAGATTTGATTTTGACAATTCTTGTTGTCTTTTTTCGGTAATTCTATAATCGCCTGTGCATATTGAAATATTCAAATCATGAAAATGATATGACAAGTCTGTCCATTGGTCTATTTTTTCTTGAGCCAAGGCTTTTAATGGTGCAAGAAACATTCCTTTGCCACCACGCTTACGAATTTCTTGAGCCAAAAACATTTCAGCAATAACAGTTTTTCCGGCACTAGTTCTTGCGGAAACCAAAAAATTAGCATCATTTTCAAAAACTTCAAAAATTCTACTTTGAACTGGATTGAAATTTTCATATTCCCATTTTGCGTATGGATATTTCGAACAAGGAACCAGATCGGTCTGATCTATTATTTGAATCAATTCGCTCATAACATTATTTCTCTTAAGGTTGAATTGCACATGATAGCAAAAGCAGCTTTGTTGGGAAAGATAACATTTAAAAATTGATTTTATTTTCTTTTCTAATTTGCCAAATTTGCGAAATGGTCTTTCCCAAAGATCCCATTTCCTCTTGGCTAAAACTATTGCTCTTTACTTTATTGCATGCGAGACAGCAAAGAACGATATTATCAAGCGTGTAATCCTTATCGCTATCGATGCGATCTACGCCCAATGATTCAACTAACAATCCAATTTGTGAATATATTGATAAATTTAAAAGTTCTGCTTCTGTGACACCACAATAAAAACATTTTCTCACATGTGATTTTATCCATGTGAGAAATTCTTCTTGAGTGATAGCGACTTGAGGAGTTTTTTTTCTTTTTCTTTTGACAGAACAATTTGCTTGAATATTTTTATATTTCTGACAATCTTTGCATGTACGCATTTTTCCAGAACTATATCTCAATGTCAAATCATCGGTTTTACAAATAGGACAAGTCCAAATAATCATTTATCTCCATCGTCTGGATATGATTATTTAGACTTGTCTGCTATTAAATTTATTAGCGGTGAATATCAAATCTCTTTTGATATTCACGATTTACAGCTTCGTGCATAGTGTCAACCATGCCATAAAAATCAAAGCATCCAGATGCTCCGCCAAGCCATCTGTCAAGATCTTTGTTATTTCCAACAAAATTCAAGACTTCTGGAATGTCGCCTTGATACCTAAAATGAAGTCTACTATGAAGCACTTTTAGATTCTCATCAGAAAGCCTATAAAAGTATTCTTTTAAAAAATGATCGATATTTTTCATACTATACCTCAGATATGGAAAAGATTTTTAACCAAAAAAAGTTTGAAGAACTACTAGTCTCCAAATGGGCTGAGTTCTTAGATGCTCCAAAATTATTGAAAACAATCAATGATTTAGTCCAAGAACATAAAAATAATTTCGACATTGTTCCCAATACATCATATAAACAAAAAGGAACACAAATAATGATATCCAGATTCCAACTTACAAATAATGGATTCATTATATGGGTAGACTTTTTGGTTCCACTCGCAGAAAACAAGGTTGCCGTAGGAACTACCGAGTTGTTCCTACTATCTACAGGAATTCTAAGTCATTCCAAAACTTTAGGCAACATATACGATTGTATTTAAACTACATCTAGCCTTCTTACATGGTCTCCATCTTGATTGATGAAGCTGTCTTCTAGTATTAAGGCGTTTTTATCATCCGCAAAACGAAGCCCTAAATTGAATGCATCAATACATGCTGTTCGATCATTTTGTGATGCCATAACCCAACAATAGTCATTTTTCTTTATAAATTTTCCTCTTTGATTTTCTTGTGTTATTCCTATTTCTAATGTAACATTGTCCGGCAAAAGTAATTCAATTTTCCCATGCCTCATAAGATGCTCTACAATCATAGATTGTATTTTATTTTGACTCATGATTACACCTCGTAAAATTTTTAAATGAAAAAAACTTTGCTAGGAGGAATATAAAAGTATTTGAACCCATCATAGAAACGATGTGTATAGTCACCATCTTTACGAATTGGAGATTCAATCACCCTCTCCTCCTTGTTCAAACAAACTGTCCAACAGTATATCTTTTTTTGTTGCTTATAGGTCTCTATGAGAAACAATTCATCATTTCCTAAAAACAACTTTGCAATCTTACAATTAACAGAAATCGGCAAAAAGGTGCTATAGTCACCATAAAGTTGTAAAACATCCATATAATAATGTTCGTAATCACATCTTTGGTAATGAGCTACTACAGAATATCCATCAACGACATATTTTCTACTTTTAAAAATAAGTAGATCTTCTTCGTAAGCTTCTGAATTTTTAATGGGATAATTGTATGGAATCAAAATCTTTGAGAGATTTTTTAATTCTTGAATCGAACTTTTTATCTTTGTGATGTTGTCCGACATATATTCACCTTCTATGAAGGTATATATCCTAATCCAAGAACTTATCTTCTATAAATTTATTATTCAATAGTGAAGTTGAACCTTTTTCTAATTGAAAAATATCATAATATTGATGAGATTTAAAATTATTACCAAATACCCCATCAATCTCACATGATACATTCTGCTTCATACGCATAAAAAGCCATTCTTTTACCTCTTTCAGACCAGACGATAAGTTAGAATCATCATCAAATCCAAGCAATTCCATGACTTTATTGAAATCTAACCAAGCATAACCAGTCATTTGGTTATTTTTTTCATAATTTTTCAATAATGGTAATTTGGAAGTAATATTTACAAAATGAAGAAGAAATAAAATGTAATTTTTTGCATCAAAATAATTCAAACAAGCAGATGCATCCATTATGCGAAATTCAATAGTCTGTCTTTTATTGTTTACGAAATGATATGTATTAATCGAATAATATTTATGCATCCCAATTGAATTTATAAGTGTATTAGAACTAATGAGTGGGCGTTCAACTTCATCGATAATGTCGGAAAAAGACAATAACTGGCAATATCTATTTCTTTTTCTTTTAATTGGAACCATGTTTGTAAACACATATTCGCATTTAATCCACCAACTAATTACAGAAGCGACTTGATCAACAGAAAGGTCATGAACATCAACATGAACATGAAACGAACATCTTTCATCTGCTTTTATATTGCCGTCATTGCTAAAAGCATCGACAACAGCAGATACTTTTCTCACTCCATCAATTCCCTTTAATACTGGTGTGCATACTTCGATCCCACAACTACTATCTGGCTTTAAAATCCAAGAATCATTATTGTGATTATTTCCCCACTTTTGAATAAACACCTTATCTTTGACAACTTTTTGAACCAGCCAAGAAACATAAAAAATTCCTTTTGGCAAATTTCCCAATTCATAATCAAATGGACGACTTCTGCCATCGAAGGCATTAATTTCCAACTCAACTCCAAAACGCCTTTTATTATTACAATTATTCATGGTCACCTCATTGCCAAGTCAACGACATCTCTTTTATAATACAGTAATATTAAATCAAGGAGTTTCTATGAATTATTTGATGATTGAATTGAAGGACAAAAGAAAATTTATTACAAATAAAAAAAATTTGAGTAGTTTAATCGAATTTTCTAAGACATTTAACGCAGATCTTTCAATAATAAGCACTGAGAGTAAAAATTCTCTATCACTAGAACAATTGGCAAATGAAATTTGCGACACAAATCGCAAACAAGAAGAATTTGAATATAAAACAATTGAAACTTTGAACAAAAAAGAAACAAATCAAAGCAATTTAATATTTTCACATATAATAAAAACACTTCAAAGCAAAAAAGAAATAGACACAAATAAATTAATTGCAAAATTCAAAAAAAAAGGAATAGATGAAAAAAACATCTATTCCCAAATAACAAAAGCAAAAAATTACATCAAAAATATAGGAAAAACTTTAAAGAGGCTTGGAAAAACCAAATATAAAATTGATTATTCTTCTATCTCTGAATCAATTTCATCATCTATTCCTTCTTGATTGGTTATGTCTGTTTCTATGACATCACCACCAATCTGGAATTCCATAGCTGCTTTAAATGGCTCCAAATAATCAATTATATCTTGTTCAGATGCTGCATCAATAATCGATGGGCATTTGAGCAAAATTTCGAGAGGAATTTCATTCTTGTCCAAGGAGGCTTTGAATTTAATTTCCTCGCCATTGCTATAAGGCTCTGCAACGATGAAATTTCCAGCACTCTTAGCAATAACCCTATTTGCATCAAGCAAACAAGATAATAAGCCACTAACAGGATTTATTCCGTGTTCAAAAAGCAATTGAATGTTTTCTGTTGAAATAAATGGTGTGTGAGTCTTATTTTTAACATTTTTAACACGAATGTTAATGCCAAGAATCTTGGTTTTTTTTGCACTAATTTTATATTCTATTTTCTTCATTGTCGATGTTTCTAATCGACACGAAGCATAGAACGGCAAAGCATTACCACCACCAGCAGTTGTCGTTGGATTTCCATAAAGAACACCAATTTTTGAACGAGTCTGATTCAAAATGACAACAGTAGCATCATTCTTTTCCATAACTGTGTTCAATTTTCGGAATTCTCTAGAACAAATCTTAGCTCTTTCTCCGGGTTGCTCATGCCCACCAACGATGCGTTTGAAATCAGCTTTCGAAGCGTTTTCTGGAAGATTAACTTCTCTAAGCTCTCTAGCCGATGGACTTACGCCAATGGAGTCATAAACAATAGCAATCGGACATTCTTTTCTTTTTGATCGAACAAATTCAATGGATTTATACATCTTCAAAAAGACATCTTCCAATGCTTGTGGAGTATGTCTGACAATTTTATTCAAGTCGCAATGTGATGCTCGTTGAATAAATTCTTTATTGGCAGAATTTTCACAATCTTCCAAAATTGCAATTCCACCAGAACGCTGGCAACCGAACAAAACATTTGTTCCAATCAAAGATTTTGAACTAGATGAAGGACCATAAATTTCCGTAAGCTTACCGCCCGGAACTCCACCACCCATAAACTTTCCACTACAAATATAATTGATTGCCAAATTTCCACTATCCACAAAATATTTAACGCTATCAATTTCAGCAACAATATCTCCACCAGTTTCATTTGCTAAATCTTGAAAGAAATTATCTTCATCGACTTTTTTACGAGCCATAGTATCTCCTTTGTATATTATTTTAATATGATAAAGCGTGAACACACCCATAGATGCGTTCACGCTAAAAGTGATTGTTTAGATTCCGTCAAGTTGCTTCAAGAAATCATCATCGGCAAGAGATTCATCTTCGCCAATAACACTCTTTGAAACCTTCTTGGATACAAGAACTTCTTCTCTGATGACATCAGAGCCAGTTATTACAGATTCTGCAGATTTTGCAGCAGCTTGAACTGGTGACTTGCTATAAAACTCATCGAGTTCTCCAGCCGAATCACCTTCAACAACCATACCTGTATGAACACGAAGACCATGCTTGATTTCTTCGGAAGTCTTCAGTTTTCTCAACGCAGACAAATCGTTAAGATTGCTGAACCAATTCTCCAGTTCTTCTGGTGTTCCAGCGGGAGATTCTTCTTCAAACTTTGAAAAATCATAGTTTGGATACTCTCTATTCCCACTTTTAACAACCTTCTTTACAAGCCTAAAATCACATCCTGTTTTTGGATGTGTGATATCTCCTAAAGATTTTTCACCTGCAGCTTCATCGCCAGTTATAGCTCTCATAATCTTGCTATGAACTTGCTTGCCACAAGAATAAATCTTAGGTCCAACATTAGCTGCTGTAGCTTTATTCTTCGGATCAACCTCTGAACGCACAATTACATTGTAATAATAGCGTTCTATAGGTTTGAGTTCTCGTGCTTTATTCTGAAGGTTTTCCTGTTCTTTTCCAGAAAGACCTTCGGACTTCTGCCACAAGTCAGAATAGTACTTGCAAATAATACATTCACCACGCCAAGATTCTACACCTTTTTCGTTTTTGGAAAGCTCTCTAGGGCAATGATAGGTTTTCTTTTGATTGGTCGTGGGATTTGTCAGCGTGTGGATTCTGGTCGCACAGTAGAGTCGCTGACCTTTCTTTCTTGGAAGAAATCGCATCATTACGAATCCATCCCGATCTGGCATCTTCACAAACTTTTGAAGGTACTCGTTGTCAAGACCTCCGCCGCTTTCTGAGCTAACTCGTTTAGCTTCTGCTTTGATTTCGTTAATGTCTAGTGGTTCGTAGTCAATTCCCATAGTTCACCTCGTAGTTAAAAAGTTAAGTAGTTTGGACAACGAACAACTCGTTGTCCGACTTCGTTTATTAGTATCATTATCTAGAATTCATTGCAAGATTAATTTATAAAAAAAACTATTCTTTTAAAAATTAAATATTGATGGGCGAATCTGGATTCTGCAATTTCTCTTCTGACTCAACAACTTCCTTGTGCATTGCTGCGAGTTTATCTTGCAAATTTCCGTGTCCTTTGGATTCCAAATCTCCATTGAGATCATCTCTGTTTTGTCGTTCTTTTAAAAATTCTTCCTCTAATGCTTTCAAGATTTGTTGATTTTTCAAAAGCTGCTCTTTAATTTTTGCGTCTCTATCTTCCATGGATTCATCTTTCTTTTTTATGTTGATAATAGGATTTTGTTTTGGCTGAACTAATTTTTCAAGCATATATTTCTTGGATTCTTCCTTGCGATCTTTGCGTATAGCTTCACGCCTTAGTAGAATTTTTGCTTTGGACTTCTTTTCTCGTTCTTTACGCTTTTTTGCAATCTTTTCTTCTTTCTTCATGATCATCCTACTTTCTTAGGTTAGGCACATTATCAGCAACTGCTCCGCCCCAATAAAGGTTGCCATGTTCCCTTTGTTTTTGGGTTTCAGAAAAATTCAACTCATTATCCGCCAAAAGATTCACATTGCCGGGAACAAAAAACTTATCGCTTATTTTTATTTCCCGATTAGTGTCATCAATAATTGTAAGTATCTCACCATGTATAGAACCAGTCTTTCCATAAACTGCATACTTTTTATCCACCGTAAGTCTATATCCCTTGTTCCTTACTTCGGTAATCATTTGTGGTTCTGGGAAAAACACCACATTGTCTACAATTCTTTTTCCTGACTGCCCACTTGCAGTTAATTCTTTTTTTGAATTTGCCAATTGTTCGTGGGGATAAAGAGTATTCTGCCCCTGCAATGGAACTACTGCGGTGCTTTTTTCTGGCTCTACTTCTTGTGTTATAAAATTTCCAGAAGTCTGATCAAATAAGAATTTTTTGTTCTTTATGACCACACCATTATCAGCTTCTCTAAAAGTAATTTTCTTTTTAGCGAGTTCAAATATTTCAACACCAATAACAAAAATATCTCTTCTTGCCAATTGACCCATGACACTACTTGCTAATGTTTCTAGAGAAACATCTTCAAATGGATCTCCGACCTTTTTCTTTAAGGTTTTTGTTTCTTCTTTGTTGTAATTCCCATCCTGTTTTTCATGATAAGAATAAATAATTTCGTAGCCCACACGCACCCCCAGTGAACTAAATAAGTAACTACTTAAACAAAATACCAGTTCCATATCTTGTTTCAAAAAAATTTGGCTTTACACCAACACTATCAGCAAAAGCCAAATACGCTTGTTTCACAGGTTTTAGATCCAAAGCATTGTCAATAATAATACAGCCATCATCGGACAAATATTCCCATGAAACTTCAAGCATATAGAGAATATAATCATAATTTTTTTCTTCATTTATAAAAATTGCATCCCATTTTCTCTTCCCGATTCTATCGTGGAAATCATCATTTTTCATATTGCCTGTGAAAAAATCGAAATCTTTTTTGTAAGACTGCCTAATATTATAAAAGCCCATACGATTAGAAAAGTAAACATTTTCATCGGTTTGATGAAAAGCAAGAAAATACTCTGTTTCTAAACAAGACATAAAAAAGCATTTCTCTAATAATCCCAAATTAAAACTCAAAGATAATACACTCTTTGGCTTTATAAATTTGCCAAGATGATAATAAAAAGGAACATAAAGCGGGTCGCTATATGAAGGACTTCTTCTAGAATTTTCATCAATTAATTTGCAATCTTGAAGGAGTATCTTGCCGTTTACAAGTTTCTTTCTCAATAACTCTTTAATTTCTTTTTGAATGATATCAAAATTAAGCATAGAATATTATAGCTTTAACCACGGATATATTATGTACGACTTTATTATTGTTGGGTCTGGATTTTTTGGATCGACATTTGCAAGGAAGGTTACCGACCTTGGAAAAAAATGTTTAGTTCTAGATAAAAAGCCACACATTGCAGGGGCAGCACACGATATGCCTCAAGATGATTACTATGTTTCATCTTATGGCGCACATGTATTTCACACACATAGCGAAGAGGTATGGGAATTTGCCAATAACTTTTCTGAATTTATTCCATTTATAAATAGACCGAAAGTTCTATCGAATGAAAAAATATATTCATTTCCAATCAATTTGATGACACTTCAACAACTTTGGGGAATAAAAACTCCAGCTGAAGCAAAAAAAATATTAGAAGAAAAAAAAATTCCATGCGAAAATCCAAGTAATTTTGAAGAATGGGCATTATCCATGGTTGGAGAAGAAATATATAAAAAATTCTTCTATGGATATACAAAAAAACAATATATGCGAGAACCAAAAGAACTTCCAACATCAATAATTCAAAGACTTCCTATTCGACTTACATATGACGAAAATTATTTTACTACGAAATTTCAAGGTATTCCAAAAAATGGATATACAAATCTAATTTATAATATGCTTGATGGTATTGATGTTGAGGTTGGTGTAGATTTTATAAAGCAAAAAGAAAAACTAATGCGTCTCGCAAAACAGATTGTCTATACAGGTCGAATAGATGAATTTTTTGATTTTGAATTTGGGAAACTTGAATACAACACCATGAAATTTGAGAAAAAAGAATTTATTGGAGATCAACAAGGAAATGCAGTTATAAATCATGTTGATGAATCGGTTCGATATCTTCGAAGCATAGAACATCGTCACTTCTACAAACACGGAGAGTCTATCAAACATTATGCTGGTAAAAAAGAAGATTTCACTAGCGTAATAACCTACGACATTCCAGCAACATATGAAGAAAATCCAGACCCATTATACCCAATTAGAAATAAAATAAATTCTGAAATTTATCAAAAATATTCATCAATAAAACCAAGCAATGTAACATTTGGTGGAAGATTGGGAGAATATAAATATTTGGACATGGATCAAAGTATGGCTTCTGCTCTTCAAAAAGCTAAATCTTTTGAATGAAATTATTCATGATCATATAGACACAACTCAACACCAGCTTCTTTGAACATTGTTCTGGAAATGTCACAGGAATCTTTCCATCTTTTCGCCAATTCTTCTGATAAGTTTGGTGCTATGCATCTTTTAATTCCACTTTGAATGATTAGAGAGGCACAACCAGAACATGGCATAAATGGATATGTAACTATAGAACATCCATCCAAATTCCTTTGAGCAAATAAAATAGCATTAGCCTCTGCGTGGACTACCATTTTATACTTTATATCTCGATCATCATATCTTTGAGGATCATCACAAACACCTTTTGGAAATCCATTGTAACCTATAGAAACTATTCTTTTGTCGGAATCAAAAATAACAGCACCAACTTTGGTTGATGGATCTTTGCTCCAAAGAGAAATGTGTTTAGCTAAATCTAAAAATCTAATATCCCAAATCATTAAATTCCTTCGCAATCTTCAGCATCATAAGCCATTAAATTACTTGCAAATTCGTCTTGTGGCTGGCAATAATTAGTTTTATACAAAAAATGATACGCATCAAAGATTCCCTCGTCATCTCTAAAAAAATCTTTTTCTATAGATACAGCTTTAAATCCCATGCTCTTGAAAAAAAGATGGGCATGAAATCTTTCTTCGGAAATATAAGAATTTATATAATTTCGTTTATCTTTTTCTTCTGGATTGCAAGATTCTGAGCCTAGCTTGTCAATCAATTGATCCACCATCGCTCTGGCATAACCACGCCTACGATAATTTGGATTTATTGCTATGTTGATAATATAAAATCCTTTAGGCATCAATTCGTACAAAATAAAGCCAACTATATTATTATCAACTATAATTACCTTTCCAATGTTGCCCCTATTTTTCAAACAATCCAAGAAATCTTTATGACACCAAGGTTGAGAAAAAGAATCTTTTTCAATTTCTACAACCAAATCAATATCATCTTTTATCATCCAACGAATATTATATTTCATCTACATTCACCGTTTTAAAATGTCTTCGGCATTGCACAATCCATCATTTCCATCTCTGCCTTCGTATATGTCCTTATTTAATTTGTCCAACTCCTTACGCAAAGTATGTCCACGATTTTGTGCATTATCATGATTTTTATCCCAAGCTTTTAAATACATTTTTAAAAATCCAACCGCAGATTTTCTTTCTATAACTTTTCCGAATAACTCAACACATTCCTGATTGCATTGAGATTTAGCCTTGCAATAAGTGTCAGAGCCTCCTTGGTCTTTATTTGAAATGTATATTTCGTTATATTTAGTCTCATAGGCAAGTTCGGCTAGTGATAGTTCTTTATTTGCCATTTCAAGTTGTTTTCCGTAATAATCAATCCAAGCATATTCCTTATCCATATATTCGCTCAATGTAAATTCATTGAATTTCATATTATCTGGATCAAGAATTATTTCTTTATTATTTACAATTACCTTAATCTTTTCGCTCGGTATTTCTGACATGTTTATTCCTCTGCATCTATGACGCTGTTTTTGGGTGATGTAACTTTCTTCTTCTTCTTATCAACAGAGTAAGTATCAAAAGCAATATCTTCGCTTCGTTGCATTTGAACCCTAGTTAGCCTTTCCTTGTAAGTATCCACACTAATCTCGTAAATGTCCAAAGTTCCCATCGAAAAATCAAAAGCCATCTTGAATGGGAATCTTGATTTTCCATTTCTATGTTTTATAACAAATCCACGACCAACCTCTGCATCTTTTTCAATAGTTTGTTGATTGATCGACCAGAATCCATCCAAAGGTTTAAACTGATCAAATGATGTTCCGATATTTGATTCATCAATATATTGCGATATTTCTAACTTTGCAGCGGTTTGATTTGGTTGCACACAAGTTAATGTGCAATGTTGTTTCTCGACACCAAAGCCACGCAAATCTCTCAATATTCTATAAGCAGATTCATACTTTTTCACAGTTGGATCATCTTTCATTTCACCAACATAATCTATAATAATCAATGCTGGTTTCCATCCCATTGCCTCTAATCGTGAACAATATCCACGAATTCCATTCACATCTATAGAACCACCCGGAAATTGCTTTAATATAAAAAGATTTTGATCATCTTTGTCTTTTCCAAATTCGGCAATAGTCTTTTTTATCTGTTCTTTTGATTCTCTTAAAAGATTAATATCTATCTTTGCAAATTGACTTGTAAATCTCTGAGCAATACCAACTTCATCCATTTCTAATGTTATGTACAAAACTTTGTGACCAAGAAGAACATTTGCAACAGCAGCCTTTACTAGTGCCAAACTTTTTCCAGTTCCCGGCAAACCAATCCAAGCTGCAATCTGTCCGGGAAATAAGCCACCATTCGTCAAGGCATCATCGATGGAAGGAAAACCACTAGTGAATCTTTCCTTGCCTTGAAATTGATCTTCCATTCTTCTGAACATCTCTTCGATATTCAAAAAATACTCTAATCCCGGTTCGTAGTCCGTATCCACACTCATAGACTCACGCATTTTTTCATAAACATAAGACCATGTTTTTTCGTCTTCTGGTGCTTCCGACATCTTTTGCAAACATTCATGAAATGCTACTTTAATTGCTTGTACCCTTGCAAAATATGTAACTCTTTCCAAAAGATATTCACGAGTGTCAATACCGGGAACATAGTAGTCATATAAGGCTTCAAGTTCAGAAATATAATACAATTGAACTGAATTATCTTTTTCTTTGAGGTGATTTAAAAGCTCTTGCTTCAAAACAGCCATGTGAGGAGAAATTCTTTTTTCTTGAAAATAATTGAATAATATTTTTGTAATAGTGACATGAACTTCATTGCTGAAATAATGGGGCTTTAATTTGTCTATGCTTTGAATGAGCATAGTCTGATCCATCAACAACATTCCAAGAATTCTTCTTTGAAATGTATCATCCCATGCAAAATTTGTTTTTATATTATCTGGATCGGAAAAAGAATCGAATTTGGATTGTTCTTCTGGTGTCAACTCTCGCATGTACATCTCCGTTTTTATTTGATTCCAGAGATTACCAAATTTTACAATTTAAGTAAAGGTGCTTTTTGGTTTTAAAAGCGATAGTTTCATCTTCTTTTGCGGAGAAGATGTTCCTTCAATCAAATCCTTGAATCTAAAATAGCCATCCATCCAATTTTGCGTCAAAGTGTGATAAATCAGACAATCTCCATAATAATTGTTTGTCTGCACATCTTGCTTTGTAAAATATTTGTATTTTAAATTTTTATCAAGCACAAAAATCGAACAAGCAAGTTCTTCCCTTCCTTGTGGCGGTTCATTCTTATCAGAAGTAACTTGGTGCAACCAATCACCCAATTCATGCGTTCTATCTTTGAGTGCAAGGCATAAATCAAAAACCTTTGTTGCATATTCTTTCAACAAACCTTTATTCCACAAAACCACACCACTATTGAATGGTCGCATAGTCGTAGATTTATAGGTCATAGAATATCTTTCACCAAAACAATTCTTATCAGCAACAAAATCATACTCATCAAGCAAATTGAAAAGATGTGATATATCACCAAAGATAAAAGTGTCGGCATCCAACAACAATGTTTTTTCTTCAGATGCATTAACTAAAAACTTTCGTTGTGCGGAACAATAACCTTTCTCCTGACCCATCTGAATGTCGTCTATTACTTTAACATTTACATTCAAACGATTACACAACTCCATAAATTCATTTGTGGTGATCTGTGGGATTTTAGCGGCACATTGAAGCAGTCCGCCAATATTACGATTATTTTCGTTATTATCTTTGATGTAAAAAACATCGACTGGAATAGAAGGATTATGCTTACGCAAGGTTATTAGGCTGCACCTTGCCATAGAAAGATAAAACCAGAATTCATTTACAATATAAACTATTCGCATGTTTTTATATTATGGAGTGGGGGGTTACAAAACTGGGCTTTTGAAATTATTATATATATTATCCCGGCAACCTAATACCCCACTCCGTTGATTTATAATAGCTATTCGCCATTTAAATAATCATATTCAGAAAGAGAAACCTGACCCGATCTTATTGATTTCTCTCTTGTTATTTTTTTGCCCATACTTTTTTGCCCATTCCAAACAATTGCTTTGCAGTATGTGGAAAATTTTGTGTCTATTTTCAATCGTTCATTTCTATCTGGTCTAAATTTCTTTGGAACTACAGACTTCACAATCAAATCAAGCATGCGTTCCTGCTTGTATCCAAACTTCTGTCTGTTCGCACCATGCCTAGTTCTATTGCTCCACAAATCTTGAAGCTTCACTATTATCTTCTTCATGAAGCCATCAATATTGTGCTGATCTACAGAAGCCAAACACTTCTCAATATATATCTGTCTTTTATAATAAGATCCAGCACGAATGATTGACAATTGCAATTCTTGATTTATATCTTCAAAATCATCAGTGTAATTATTTTTTGAATTTTTCTTTTGCAATTGATGTGCTGCGTAATAACAAAGCTTTCCAAAGCACTTAGTAAGATGATCATATTCCAATTGAGTTATCGGAAACGATTGGCAAATGTTTTTCGGATTCTTTTGATTTTTCATTCTTAGTCCTATTTGGCAGTTTAATTGTTTTCATCTCAGTAATTTTTCTTCCAACAGAGCAAGAAATGCTCATGCTCAAATTTGGAAATAAATTACATTCTGAAACCAACGATTTATGGGAAGCCAAAATAACTTCTTTTAATTTTTCCCTGTTTGCATAAATCATATACCCGTCATGTACATTATAAGCTATTCTCCCAATACCATTCAAGGATTTGTAAAGACCAATCAATTGATACAAACAATAAATGGCAGAAGGAGACTGAACTGCAAAATTTCTAGCCCTATAAGACTTATCTTGAAAATGCCTTATTTTGCCACAATAATCCACAACTTTTTTATCGATTTCGGCTTTGTTCTGGTGATCTTCAATCCACTTGTAGGCTTTAAAAAATATATTTTTAATTCGGTCAACAATTGCTTCTGCGACTTTTATTGGTAATCCAAACTTCTCTGATATTCCATAAGCACTCATACCATAAAAGACAGGTAAAAATATTTTTTTACATAATGATCTTTTGTCTTCGGAATCACAAGGAGTTTTCAAAATTTTCTCATAAGCAACTCTGTAGATGTCTTCGCTATCACACAAACCATTTATTTCCTCATCACCAGACAACCAACCCAACATTTTAACTTCCATGCTTTTGTAATCCATATAAACAAATACGGAATCAAAATCCAAAGGCTTCAATAATTCACGCTGTTCTGGACTTATGACATGCGGAACGAATGATCTTGTGAGAGCCTTATAGCAAAGCATTCTTCCATTTTCTTGACCAGTTATGTCATAAAAGGCATGTAGCTTTTCGGTTGTCAATATGCCAATCGTTTCTAGCGAAGGAACTACTTCCAAAGCTAAGGGAAGATGAACCGACTTATAAATCTTTTGTGTTTTAGACCAATTATCAGAAGACATGACCTTTTTCAATCTTCCCATGAATTCAATCATGGTTTTTGGCTTTTCGAGCTTCGTATCTGTGTAGCTTTCCAAAATCTTAAGATCAATGAGTGTTCCCTTAAATTCAATAGTAATCCCATACATTCCCAACAAAAACGAAGCTATGACTTTCCAGTTCCAAACAAGTATCTTTTTGCCTTCACAACACAAAGAATTAGAAAAAGCCTTGGAAAATATTCTTGCAGACCAATCTCCATCCAAAGGTATCTCATGCGAACCAAAAGAAGAACAAATAAATATCGTGGCTTCTTTAGCCTTTTCTCTGCTCGTAAAGTCCAATACAGCATCCGTAGCTGAAAGGTAAACAGCCCCTGTTGCTGCATGATCATACAACAGCTTAACAATTTGACTAGGATGCATGGAACTCATACATAAAATCTACCATAGCTTGAACTTAAATCAATAGAGAAAAGTCGTAACAAAATATTTTTCTACTATTTTTATATCTTTATATTGTAAACCGAGTTGCCGACTTAGTTATCTTGCTGTTTAATGTATGAATTAAATGAAATTACATACATAATCAATTGAATTGTTTCTGTGTTTAAACATATCGTAATTCATTTGATTCAACTGATAACTCATAGTATGAATTCTTATGAACATCATAAGATTCCTTGTGTTTTGAACAATTGATACCAATGAAGCCATATAACTCACAGTTGTTCCCATTTCTTGTCTGCAAAATGAGAGTCGGCTATTTTTGACACAACTGCGGAAGACTTGGCTTTTCGAGCATAACAATGGTTCTCGTTGCACCATTCGTGTTTTTCACTACAAAGACTTACCCGTCAGGGCTGCTCAAGTTTTTTTCACGGTAAGTTATCGTTGGGGTATCCTCAACAATTACCTAAAGGGGAAGAGTAAGCTTCCGTCTTAGTTATTTATAGTTTCTATGACAAGTAGGATTATTATAATTTAGGTAAGATAAAATTGCAATCGATTATTTTGAAAAAATAATTTCATTTTCAATAATCATTTAAAAAACTACGAATGTGATTAATCTAATTCTTGTTTTGATAAAAATGAAAGAATTTTTCCAATTACTTAAATGACGATTATCGTAATCAATGCTAACCAAAGTAATAAAATAATTTCATTCATTTGTGATATGATACTTTAATCTAAGATAATTTTCAACTAGATAAAATGCCATCTTGAGAAATTTCATTTATAGGGTATGATAATGATCGATTTAAAAAAACTAGCTGAGAAATACAAGATGGATGAATTAGAAGTAAAAGCTTTGAAAGTATGTCAAATATGGATGGAAATGAGTAAAAAAATATTTCCAAGTTATAATCACAATAAATTTGGAAAAGGAGATCCAAGAAAAACTTTAATGTTTAAAGTTTGCTATAAGCTAATTCGTGAAACTTCTGGATTTATAGGAGATGACGATTATCCATTATATGTTCGAGCGCAATTAGATATATTGAAACATATAAGTTTAGATAAAGGTCATCCACTTATAGAAGTTAATTGTTTGGTTGGAGATAAAGCTTGGAAACGATGGAAATTATGGAAGAAGAAATATGATACCACTGTTCAAATTAGGTCAAAAACCGCTACAACTAAAGTTAACAATCCCAAAATCATTGAGGCTCTTAAAAAAACAAAAGAATTTTTTGACTTACATTTTGGAAATAAACCAACTTATGAAAAATTTAAAGAATTTGAAAAAGATGGATCGTTATACCGATATGTTAATTTTGGTAAAATATCTCCGTACTATTTAGTTTTGTCTCCATACTTTGAAAAACTTTCTAAAGAATGTGTGATGCAAAAGATGAATTTTGATATTCAACTATATAAGACTGGTATAGATGATACTACTTTAGAGCATTTTAAAAATTTATTCATATATGAATTTTAATCAAGCCAAGATATAAAATCACGAATATTCATATATCCTACTTTTCTTTTAATTTCATTTTCATTTTTATCCACAATAATTGTGCAAGGTATGGATTTAACTCCATATTTTCCTGCAGTACTTTGATTTTTATCAACATTTATTTTAACGATAATTGCATTATGAGATTCCACAGCACTAATTGACCTACTTGAAGTTAATGTATCATGCTCAAATTTTTGACACCACACACACCAATTTGCTCCAAAAACAAGAATTATTGATTTGTTTTCTTTTTTTGCTGTTTTTTTCGCATTTTCATAAATGTCATCTTTTTGAATGACAACATCTTTAGATGTTTGATTTATAGATATATTTTCACTTTTATTTGAATTAGTGTTTCTTGTTAAGAATATCAAAGCAAGACATATAGATGCTAAAAAAATATTGATTACATTTTTCATTTGACTCCTAATATGTCATGAATATTCTAGATATAGATTCTACAATTTCTTTTGTATCTTGAGTCGGAGCAAAATATTCATCCCATTCAGATGGTTGAACTTTCCATGAATGTTGCCTTATTGTTGAATCTATATTGTATCCCCAACAACGAATTAATCCTTTTTTTTGATTCCACGATAAGTCTATATTAAATTGTTCTGCTCTACCACCAGTAGGAGCTTCAACGCCATGTCCTCTAAATTCAAAAACATATTTGTGATAGTTTTCACTCTTCTTGTACATCCCAATTGGAAACATACAATAAGATGGAAATACCTTTCTTACATTGTTAAAAATTTTTAGAGATAATTTATCAAATCCTTCAAATTGAACATTTGGAGAATCAATAAGCTGTTCATTTAAATTAACTAGATAATTGTGGATTTCAGAAGCATATATTTCTTCTCTTGTATTATGATATCCTTCATCCAAAGGAAATACTTTTTTGCAAATCCAAGCACTTTCACCAACAGCATCAATAACTTTTCTTCTAGCAATAATCTTGTAAGAACCCAAAGGAGTTAATTGTAATTGCAATGCACCAGCTTCATCGCCCCATTCTATAAGGTTTTGAAATTTGGGGTTTGCTATATAATTTCCAATTTCTGGTGTAGAAAGTAATTCTGAAATAATTTTGCTTGAACTAATAGTATTAATGGGCATATTGCCTTCAGATGGCTTAGTTCCACCAGCTGGTTTTTTTAATCTTTCACCAAATCCAAAGTCAGCCCATTCTTTTAAGCTGATAAATTTTTTGAAGCTATACATAATTATATATAGATTAACAAAAGGATAAAAATGAAACGATTTAAAGTTTGGATTGAAGCAAAACAAGAAAAATTAAAAGATTATTTAGATGTTGTTTTAAATTCTCTTAATTTAGACACAAAAAAAGGAGCATCTACGCCAATAGATTCTTTAAATCAACAAAATCTAATGGCTAAATTAGAAAATTTGGAAGTTTATAAATTGTTGCCTACAAAAACAAAAGATTTGATTCGTAAAAAAATTGAAAGCGATAATAAAGGCACAGTTCTTGATATTATAAAAACAATGGCTGGATATCAATAAGATTGTGCAATAATATCAATTAACTTTCTATTAAACAATGTTCTTTTAGCTAAATCATTTTTCATGGGTGTCTCAGTTGTCAAATATGGAAAACCCATGTCGTGAATTCCATTTTCAATAGAACATTTGTGTTTAGGCTCTGATTCTATTCTTTGTTTTTTTGGATGAGATATCAAACCATTAATGCATTTATCGCCATGTATTTCTCCATCAAGTATGGGAAAATAAGACGATGCTTCTCTTACGCATTTATCCCAAAGAGGTTTTTTATCTTCGTCTGAGTAGTAAGAATAAAAACCATCTGTAGATTCATCTTCATGTAGTGTCCAGAATAAAGATGGCTTCATTTTCTTCGCCAATTCTAGAATACTTTTAACTTCTGGTTGTTTTATACGATGACACATATCTCGATTCAAATCGTTCCCCTCATCAGTAAATCTGTTATTGGATATAAATCCAGTTGGATTTAGAATAGGAAAAAACTCAAGTGTTATATCTTTGGGAAATTTACCTCTTGATAAGTAATCGATAATTCCAGTGATTCCACCTATTTCATTACCATGAATTCCACCGACTATAAAAATTGATTTTGATTTGTCGGGATTAATGGTGGCTCTGTATATTGGAAAATTATTTTCACAAAGAGTTACCAATTTAACTTTTGGAGTGCATCGAACAAGCCTAGAAACATAGGCATCATAACGATTCGAATCAGATTTAAAAAATTCTTTGAATTGCATATTTTTATTTATGAACATTTACCTTTATAATTTAGCATGCGAAGCAAAAAAAGCAAAAAACAGATAAAAAAACTTTCCGACAAGAGTTGTTATTTTTGTCGAGAAAGCGATTATGATCTTCTAGATGTGCATCGTATAATTGAAGGAAAAGATGGTGGAAAATACCATGAAATGAACACAATAACAGTTTGCTGTTTATGTCACAGAAAAATCCACTCAGGTAAAATTAAAGTTTTTAGAAAGTATACAACAACTTTAGGAAGAATTGTTCTTCATTTTGAAGATGAAAATGGCGAAGAAAAATTTGAATGATCATACTTCAAAAGGATTCAAATCTGAAATTTTAACATTATAACAGTCTGCTTTTACAGTGAAATTATTGTCTGGATCAAAATCTCCTTTTTTAAGAAATTTTGCTTTTTTATAATATTCATCTTTATCAAGCCATCCTAAGATGTAAGCTTTATGCCATGTATCATTACTGAATTCCAATCTAACAAATGCATATTTTGTGCATATTTGATGTGTGTTTAAAGCTGCAATAGAACATTCATAATGTGGTCTTGGTCTAGATGTGCATCTTTTGGTTTTTACATCCCAAAGTATGTTGTCTTCAATAATGTCATAATCATAAGTGTTATTTATAATTCCTTTTATAACTTCATTTGCAACTTGCTCTCCAATAAAGCCAGCTATATTTCCCATCCCACTGGTAATAGAGTTTCTTATCTCTCCCATTTCCAATGATTTTTTTGTGGCACGAATGATCATTTCTTGAGTAATTTCTATTTCAATCATTCATAAGTTCCTTAAGAAAAATTTAATTTTATCATCATCTTTTGTTATTGTGTAGATTCTTTTCTTCGATGTTTCTGTCAAATACTGAAGCTTTTCTTTTTTAGAGCTTTTTGTTCTGCATTCTTTTAGTATTGGTTCCAATCCACATAAGAATATCCAAATTCTAAATGTACTTTCGTTCAATTTAGAAGAAATCAGTTTGTAAAATTTAGTCCAATTTATTTTCAACGAAGCAAATATTTTCTTGTATCTTTCAGACATACATTCTATTTGTCTTTCGTAATATTCTTTTTCAAATTCTGGAATTATCATATATCTGTCGTTTCGTTGACCACAACATTGTGTCCTTGTTCTCGTAGAATTTTGATGCGTTTCTTGCTATGTTCTAACAAATATGGATTGATATTAAAAACAAAATCATAATAATTTAGTTCTTCTTTATCTTTTGCAGTTCTCAACCCACGACCCATTCTTTGAATGATTTGATGATCTGCTTGACCACCTGCAGCATTTATAAGCGAATGAATAAAAACATTAATACCAGTATTGAATATTTGTTGTGTCGCAATTGCAATCAAAGATTTTTTTGATTTTTGAAGCTGTTGAATTACTTCCTTCCTAGTGTCTGCATTATCTTTACCTTGAACCCATAACGAATTTGGAATCATCTTGTTTAGAATGTCTCCATGTGCAATTCGATCAACAAGAATCAATGTCCTTCCTTTGCATTTTTTGGCAAGTCTGGTAACTATGTCATTGAAATAAAAATTTTCTGCAATGCCTCTTGTGACTGCATCAAGATATATGTCGTAAGGAATACTTGGCTCATTGATAGGATAAAAATTGCAATTACTTGAAGATAAAATTCCTCTTTCTTGAAGTTGTGCCGTGGTAAGGACTCCATTGACAGATGATTTTATTTTCAATATAGGTCCAAAATATCCTTTCACTTGGTGTTTTTGAACTTTATCTTTTTCTCCAAATTTGAAAGGCGTTGCAGATATTGCAATTCTAACGCTCGTACTTTTAAGTTTTTTGTATACATCTATTGGAGTTTTAGACATCATGTCATGTATTTCATCAACAATAAGAACTTTAAATCTACTTAAAGCTTTATCTATTTTTTTTACAGACATTACGCTGGCGACAGTTACTATGTTTGGCTCAATTACACCGCCCCACAATCTTCCAAGATTAGGAATATCCCATTTTTTTAATTCAGCGTAGTTTTGTTCTGCAAGACCTACACGATTTTGAAGAATTAATGTTGGTGTTTTTGGAGGCAATGATTTTAATATGCCCAAAAGAATTAAAGTCTTACCAGCCGAAGTAGGTGCGAATACAATTCCTCGTTTATGCTTTATGGCTTGGCTTATAAGTTCAACTTGATAATCATGAAGTTTTATTGGTTCAAGTCCTTTTGGTAGCCACTGATTGAGAAAATTTTCTTCAATTAAATTTTCTGAAAATTTAAATTCTGATCTATTATCTTGAATTTCATATTCAATATCGAAATGCTTCAGTGCAGCAGAAACTTCTGGAATAAGACCAGTCAAAAATCTTCCTGTTTCTTTTTTAAAAAATTCTGTGTAACCATCCCAAAGTCGCTGTTTATACAGTCTGCTATGAAAGTAGTTCCGTTCACGAAAACGCAGACAATCCCACAAAGTTTGTTTGATTTTATGATTGGTTGTTAAAAGTTGACAATAATCGTTATCAATCACCAGCAAAGTGGTCATATTTGTCTCCAAAAAGATATTTTCTTATATTTAGTCAATTTATTCAATATCGTTTTTAAAAAAAGCTTCATAAATATCCAAGGAGGAAGAAAATATGAGTGATGATTATACAATTTTAAATCCCGGCATAGGCGGGGATGTCATGGATGAAACAGCAGTATCTTATGATGCTGCTCCGCTTGTTAGAAAAAGACCTCGTGTTGTTGTGACTGGAGAAGGTGCCGATGATGTTGTCACCACAACAGGAACTTTGCCAAATGATGGAGACATTGGTTTAGTTGTTAGAGAAGCTAGGAAAGGGCAATCGACAAGTGCAAACAGTATACCAGTTGTAGTCGCTTCAGATCAAACAGTTGGAAGAAGCAATGTAATTGTATTTCAAGAAATTATTGGAACATCGGAAACGCAACTTTCAGATAACGCAATATCATTATCAGTAACAATAAAATCTATGGACTCTAATAATGGAGTTGTATATTTAGGAATTTTTGGTGTAACAAACTCTAATGGATTTGAATTAAGCGCTGGAGAAAGCATTTCGATTTCTATTGATAATACTAATAGATTGTATGCAATAGCGAGTTCAATTAACCAAAAACTTTGTATTATAGGTATATAAATTATAAAAAACTTATATAAGAAATAAAAATAATCATGTTTATAGGCGCAACAAATTTTAATTCTGGAAAAAATAAAGGACCAACAGGACTAACAGGAGCAACTGGCTTTACTGGAGAAACTGGAGCGACTGGTTTCACTGGACAAACAGGTGTGGCTGGTTTTACTGGCGATACTGGTGCTACAGGACAAACAGGTGTGGCTGGTTTTACTGGCGATACTGGTGCTACAGGACAAACAGGTGTGGCTGGTTTCACTGGTCAGACTGGAACTACAGGACAAACTGGAACTACTGGTGCAACTGGTGCTGGAGCTACTGGTGCGACTGGAGCAACAGGACCTGCATCTAACATCCTTCCGATAAGTGGCAGCGTATATCAAACTCCTTCCACCATTGCTGTATCTAGTGCCACTCCAGTAACAGTGGTGACTTTCACTTTGCCATCTGCTGGTACTTGGGATGTTGCTTATTGGATGCGTGCGCAAAGTTTGGGTGGAGCATTTGCTGGTGAGTTTTTATTGTATGACTCATCAGGTACAGCTGTTCCAAACAGCCAAATATTATCATATTACAATACCATTGTTGCTGCTCAGTCTAGTACTGGTACTGGACGAATAATCATTACTACTACTGGTAGTGAAACTTACACTATGCGAGCCTTTGCCAGCACTGGAGCTTTTGATAGCTTTAACGACAGTAACGGCACAACTGGTGTGACTTATGTACAGATTACTGGTGGTTACATAGGTGCTACTGGTTCCACTGGTGCCACAGGTCAAACAGGATCAACTGGCACTACAGGTCAAACAGGATCAACTGGTGTTGGTTTAACTGGTGCAACAGGTGCAACTGGTCAGACTGGAACTACTGGCGAAACTGGGACTACAGGCGAGACCGGAACCACGGGAAAAACTGGCACTACTGGATTTACTGGTGCTACTGGAGAGACAGGAACTACAGGCGAGACAGGTGCTACTGGTCCTACAGGCGCAACTGTTGGCGAAACAGGTGCTACAGGACATACAGGAACCACTGGTCAGACTGGAGCTACAGGCGAGACTGGAGCTACAGGTTTTACGGGTTTTACAGGACAAACTGGAACCACTGGCGATACTGGCACGACTGGTCAAACAGGCACTACAGGACAGACTGGAACTACAGGTGAAACAGGTTTTACTGGCTTTACTGGTGAGACTGGAGCAACTGGTCAGACTGGAACTACGGGTCATACTGGTACGACTGGCGAAACTGGATCGACAGGACCAAGAGGCGAGTCTACTGGAGAAACATATTATTTCAATTATTCTGTGGCATCTGATGTAAGTGGTTACAAAGAACTTTCTATAAATCCAATTGCAACATCTCAACAGATAGTAACAACATCTTTGGCTGGAAGTACAAACGATATACTCATCGCCAGCTTCATAACGCCAGAATTAGGATTTTCGGTCATACCCGGTGGATCTCAGTTGTTTCACCAGCATTTCCTCAAGCCAGCTTCAAATGACCATATACAAACTTACATCACAATACAATTGGCAGATTCTTCTGGTACACCGATAGGACCAATATTATCAACAAATTCTCCATTGATAGGTTGGGTTGATTCTGTTAATGCAGTAGAAGTCTTAATGGACTTAGTGTTGACGACCACCACCATAGATCCTACCAATCGCATGATTGTCAAGATCTACGCCAACAACGATGATTCTTCAGTTCATTCGTTGAAATGGTATACCGAAGGAACTGCATTTTATTCGTTCGTAAGAACAACTGTAAGTGTAGTACCAGTTACAGGAACTACAGGACAGACTGGAGCTACTGGCGAAACAGGAACTACAGGTCAGACTGGTGCGACTGGCGAAACTGGAGCCACTGGCTCAACAGGTGCTACTGGCGTTGGTTTGTTGTATTCGAATCTATTTGAAGACAAAGATGCAACATTCGATGTTTTGTCCTTCTCGGACACAATTGGAGTTTCTTTGTTTTGTGATTACTATATCATAAACAACACATATGACAGCTATCGTGCTGGAACCATAGTCGCAGTCTGGAACAAAAATTTAAATATCATAACATTCACCGACAATTCGACAAACGATTTGAATGGATCTACTTCTGATCTTTATTTCTCGATGTCGATTGTGGATAACGATGTGATACTGACTTCAAATATAACCAACGATTCTTGGTCTTTAAAAGTATCTTATAAAATATTGTAAATTTTTCACCGAACTACATATTTTCACCGATAACAAATTTATTGTTTTGCTTACAGCCAATACATAGAGATAAGTATTCAAACATACAAAAAAAGGAGTTGACATGGCAAATGAATTCGTGATCAGAGATGGCTTTATTAGCCTTGGTGGAGTTACATTACCGTATGTTGCAAAAACAGAAACTTACACAATAGCACAAAAAGATTATTTTATAGATTGTGATGGAACTTTCACTGTTACTTTGCCTACCGCTGTCGGTATCAAGGGCAAGATATATATCGTGAAGAACAGTGGTTCTGGATCAATCACCCTTGCAACGACAAGCTCGCAAACGATTGATGGTTCTCTTACAAAAACTATTTCGCAATATAAAAGTTTCCAAGTCCAGAGTAATGGTGCGAATTGGGTTATAGGTGGGGTCGATGGTGCTACAGGTGAAACTGGAGCGACTGGCTTTACTGGTTTTACAGGCGAAACTGGAGCGACAGGCTTTACTGGCTTTACAGGTTTCACTGGTGAAACTGGAGCAACTGGCTTTACTGGCTTTACTGGTTTTACAGGTTTTACAGGTGAAACTGGAGCAACTGGCTTTACTGGCTTTACTGGTTTTACAGGTGAAACTGGAGCAACTGGCTTTACTGGCTTTACTGGCGAGACTGGAGCAACTGGTTTTACTGGCTTTACTGGTTTTACAGGTGAAACTGGAGCGACTGGCTTTACTGGTTTTACAGGTGAAACTGGAGCGACTGGTTTTACTGGCTTTACTGGTGAAACTGGAACTACTGGCGAAACTGGAGCAACAGGCTTTACTGGTTTTACAGGCGAGACTGGAGCAACTGGCTTTACTGGTTTTACAGGTGAAACAGGAACCACTGGCGAGACTGGAGCAACAGGCTTTACTGGTTTTACTGGCGAGACTGGAGCAACAGGCTTTACTGGTTTTACAGGTGAAACAGGAACTACTGGCGAGACTGGAGCAACAGGCTTTACTGGTTTTACTGGTGAAACTGGAGCAACTGGCTTTACTGGTTTTACAGGCGAGACAGGAACTACTGGCGAAACTGGAGCAACAGGCTTTACTGGTTTTACTGGCGAGACTGGAGCGACTGGTTTTACAGGTGAAACAGGAACTACTGGTGAAACTGGAGCAACTGGCTTTACTGGTTTTACTGGTGAAACAGGAACTACTGGCGAGACTGGAGCGACTGGCTTTACTGGTTTTACTGGCGAGACTGGAGCAACTGGTTTTACAGGTGAAACTGGAGCAACTGGTGAAACTGGAGCAACTGGCTTTACTGGTTTTACTGGTGAAACAGGAACTACTGGCGAGACTGGAGCAACAGGTTTTACTGGAGAAACAGGAACTACTGGTGAGACTGGCGCAACTGGCTTTACTGGAGAAACTGGTGCTACAGGCGAGACTGGAACCACAGGCGAAACTGGTGCTACTGGCGAGACTGGAACTACAGGTGAAACTGGCGCTACAGGCGAAACAGGAACTACTGGTGAGACAGGAACCACAGGCGAAACTGGTGCTACAGGCGAGACTGGAACCACAGGCGAAACTGGTGCTACTGGAGAAACTGGTGCTACAGGCGAGACTGGAACCACAGGCGAAACTGGTGCTACTGGCGAGACTGGAACTACAGGTGAAACTGGTGCTACTGGCGAGACTGGAACTACAGGTGAAACTGGTGCTACTGGCGAGACTGGAACTACAGGTGAAACTGGTGCTACTGGCTTTACAGGTTTCACTGGTTTTACTGGCGAGACTGGAGCGACTGGCTTTACTGGTCAGACTGGTGCTACTGGTGCAGGATTCGAAACCATTTCAAACTATGCCGATAACAGAATATTGACATCAGACGGAACAGTTAATGCAGCTAATGCAGAAGCAAATTTAACATTTGATGGATCTTCATTTGTCATATATAACAGTAGTGTTGCTGCCGATACAGCACTCATATCTGTAAAAGATGCTTCAAACAATTCGTTGTTCGTTGTGAATTCTGATGGCTGGATGAAAGTGGTTTCTAAGAGTTCTACTGGACAATCAGCGACTTTCAATGCGTTTACTGTTGCTGATGTTAAGGGTAATGCCATATTCTTCGATTACATGATAAAAGAAGAAACTTCTTCTTATTATCGTGCTGGAACTATCATGAGTGTGTGGAACGAATCTAATAATACAGCAGAATACACCGAGACATCAACGAATGATCTTGGCGGAGCTACTGATGGATTAGACTTCACTGTCAAGATTGTTTCCAACAACCTTGTTCTTGAAGCGGCTATAGCGTCTGGAACTTGGACAGTAAAGGTTTCAGTTAGAATAATGTAATTTCAATTTGCTCTAATCAAGCAACCAAAAAATCTTTTGCTGTAAAAGGCAAAAGATTTTTTTTTGAAATAAGCCTATATATTTGTATTGGTTCTTTAAGAGAAAATTAAAAATGACAAAAGACTTTGTGGCAAGAGACGGAATAGAATCTTTAGGTAGTATTTTGTTTCCGTATTCGGCAAAATCAACAACATATGCCATAGGAGATGAAGATTACTTCATTGATTGTACCTCTGGTACATTCACGGTGACTTTGCCTACTGCCGTTGGAGTGTCTGGAAAGATATACATCGTAAAGAACAGTGATTCTGGCACAATCACAGTTGCCACAACTTCATCCCAAACGATTGATGGATCTTCTACAAAAACACTTTCCCAATACCAAAGCATTCAAGTTCAGAGTAACGGATCTAATTGGGTTGTAGCTGGAACTTCTGGAACTACAGGTGCTACTGGTCAAACAGGAACTACTGGCGAGACTGGTGCCACAGGTCAAACTGGCACGACAGGTCAAACTGGCACGACAGGTCAAACTGGCACAAATGGTTTTACTGGACAGACAGGAACGACAGGTCAGACTGGTGCTACTGGACAAACAGGTGCAACAGGTCAGACAGGAAGCACAGGCGAAACAGGTGCTGGATTCAATACCATTTCAAATCCTGCTGACAACAGAATATTGACATCAGACGGAACATCTAATGCAGCTAATGCGGAATCTAATCTTACATTTAATGGAAACACATTAACTTTAGGATCTGCTACTGGTGCTACTGGAATAGTTGTCAACATACTTGGAAGCACTGGTCAATTGCTTGAGATTGATGATACGACCACAGGAGACATTCTTCAAGTTGGAAATCTGTCTGGAAGTCCTGTATTTACTGTAAATTCAAGTGGATTTGTAAAAACATTATCTGGATACTTTACTGGTCAAACAGCAGACTTCGTAGCGTTTAGCATTCCAGACACGACAGGTGTTGCGGTATTTTTTGATTACTACGCAATAAACACAACATTATCAGCATATCGTTGTGGAACAGTAATGGCGGTATGGAATGCGACTGACAACATTGTTCAGTTCACAGACACATCTACAAAAGATTTGTATGGATCTACTGCTATATTGAAATTCTCAGTCGCCATCACATCTGGAAACTTGGAATTGACCGCCCAAATATCGGCAAATACTTGGACTGTAAAAATAGGTGCAAGGATATTATAATGGGATTGAAAATACTAGGAAGCATGATTTTGAAAGGTCAGCTTAAAGCCTTTACTAGCTCTGGTACTACCACGACTACAACTACTACGACAGCAGCACCTACAACTAC